TTCGGATGCGGCGTAAAAGCTAGTAGCAGTAAAGTTTGTTGCCGAAACCCAAGACTGAAACGACGTGTAACTGACGCTATAGGTGTTAGTGTTACCTTTTCTAGTGTAGGCAGGGTTGTTATAGGTAAACCTAGAGTATGTAGTTCCAGCAGTGTAGTTAGTGGCTAGTTTAAAGTAACTAACTGAGCTTGTGTAGACTGCAAATACACTGTACGGAGTTGAAGAAGTGTAGGGCGTGGAAGCGGTATATAAACCGCCAGCTAACGTGTAGCTAGTTGCTCCTTGAGTGTATGTGGTGACTCCAGCAGTAAACGTATCTGCGCTTGAGGTAAAGGTATCCGCACCTTTAGTGTACGTCGCAGTTCCTACTGAGTATTGTGGCCCGCCGATGCTATATGTAGTATCGCCTTTGGTATACCCGGTTGCGCCGGATGTGTATGTAGGTGCACTAGACGTGTATGTTGTTGCTCCGGATGTGTAGTTTGTATTTCCTGGTATGCTGTTAAATGTTGAGTCAGTGGTGACCATCCACCAGTCGGAACTGCTTTGCACCCAGATGGCAGCGGAAGCGCCGTTGCCGACGTCAACAATGCTAAGGATGTTGTCCTGGGTTGGCATTGAAATTGTAGCGATTGGGTATGAAGACCCTACTAATGGAGTTGCGGTTGCGGTTGCTTTTGCTTTGCCGGAGTTCACTTCGATAACTCCCGAGATGGCGTCCCATTTGCTACCGTCAGTTGCTGTTCCTAGTGAGCCGGTAGTGTTTGACCTTGCGGCAAAGTTATCGTAAAACCGTTTTCTTACTGAAGATACGGCACCTAAAAATACGTCTTTAATAGCCATTAGAGAGTCAGATCTCCGCCTAGCACCCAAGTATTGGATGCACGTTTGGTAAGCACCGCCTGCGACCACTGGGCCCTGGTTTTGTTTCCAGGGGTGTAGTTGAGAGTAACTCCTCCACCAGCAGACACGGTGAGCTGTCCTGTTCCGGTTTGAAGGATTGCAACGGTAGAACCTACAGGAATGCTTGTAGAGTCAGACGGTACGGTAATTGTTGTGGCCACACTGAATTCTACCAGGCTATTTGTATCTCCAGCTTGTAGGGTATAGGTTCCGGCAGTACCGCCAGAGTTTATTGATACAAACGAAGACGGTCCGGTCGGTCCCGTTGGTCCGTCGCCACCAGTTGGTCCTGTTGCGCCTGTAGGTCCTTGTGGTCCGGTAGGTCCTGTTGCACCTGCGGTACCTTGAACGCCTTGGATACCTTGAACGCCCTCGGGGCCTGTAGGTCCAACATCTCCGGTAGTTCCGGTTGAACCTGTTGGTCCGGTTGGTCCGGTAGCTCCTGTCGGTCCGGTCGGTCCGGTATCTCCGGTAGTACCTGCGGTGCCCGCGGCACCGACATCGCCAGTCGCGCCTGTCGGACCTGTCGCTCCGGTCGCACCTGTCGCGCCTGTAGCACCAGTCAGACCGGTATCACCTTTATCACCAGTACGAACAAACGTGGCTGTCACATCCGTGCCGTCAGTAAATGAGGCTACTGAACCAGATAGGTAGGCAACTGGAACAGTAAAGTATCCTGAGGAGTGAGTGTGTGCTCCGTTGATGGCGTAGTAGACATAGTTGTCATTGTTAGCAGTTGCACTAACTCGAAGGTGTCCCTTGATGGTTGACGTTGAGTCGTCAACAGTCTGCAAGTAGTTAGTGACGTCAACGGCATTGATATCGAGGATGTCAATAAGCAATGCTGTAGCAGTTGTCAACGTGTTATTAAACTTTAAGTTTCCAGAGCCTGGGTCAGTGTTGGCCGTGTCGGTCAGGTAGTTGTAGTCGAACGACGCTCCACCAAATGAACCTTCGGCACCTGTTGCACCTGTTGCTCCAGTAGGGCCAGTTGCACCCGTGGCACCGGTCGGTCCCATGTCTCCTGTTGCGCCGGTTGGGCCAGTAGGGCCCGTATCTCCGGTAAGTCCCATGTCACCGGTAGCACCTGTTGGGCCAGTAGGTCCAATGTCTCCTTGAGGCCCGGTTGACCCGGTTACGCCTTGTAAGCCTTGAATACCCTGAACACCCTGAACACCCTCGGGACCTGTTGGCCCGATGTCGCCTTGTGCGCCAGTTGCTCCAGTAGCACCTGTCGCACCAGTAGCACCTGTCGCACCAGTGGGACCGGTTACACCTTGAATGCCTTGTTCGCCCTGTGCGCCAGTTGGGCCGGTTGGGCCTGTTGAGCCTGTTGAGCCAGTAGACCCGGTTGCACCTGTAGGTCCAGTTGCGCCAGTGTTACCTATAGAACCCTGTGGGCCAGTGGGTCCGATATCACCCTGCGAGCCTGTTGGTCCTTGAATACCTTGTGGACCAGTTGGACCTGTGGGTCCGGCTGCTCCAGTAGGTCCTGCATCTCCTTGAACACCCTGTGGTCCTGTAGGTCCAGTTGGGCCTTGAGCTCCAGTAGGTCCGTCGTTACCTTGAGCTCCTGTAGGGCCTAGCTCTCCGGGAACACCTTGAACACCTTGTGGGCCGGTTGGGCCTTGTGCTCCAGTGGGTCCGGTAGGGCCTTGTGGACCTGTTGGTCCGGTTGAACCAGTTGGTCCTGCCGGACCCTGGATTCCTTGGTCACCTTGAGGGCCTTGCGCACCGTCGTTACCTTGAGGCCCAGTTGCTCCAGTTGCGCCCGTAGAACCTGTAGAGCCTGTTGCGCCAGTTGCGCCGGTAGGTCCCTGCTGAACAATCCAAGCCGAACCTGTGTGGACATATACTTTGCCTTCGTCAGTTTTGTAAAACAAGTTGCCAGCAGAACCTACCGCCGGGAGTGTATTTCCCGACGGTAGGCCAACTGGAGTCAAAAACTGTCTTGACAAGATAAGTCCTTCTGTTGCTTATATCTTACTATTAGCCAACTACTACAACACGGTAACTGTCAGCAGAAACGTTTGCAGTTGCAACCCAAGTTAAGGTTACGGCTGCGGTATTGGTTCTAGCTACATCAACTTCAACCTGCTCATAGGTGCTTAGTTCGTATACCTGAACGTTCACGTCCCTAGAAGCCATGCCGTGAGTAACAACCCAAGTGACTACGTTGCTGGCTGGCTGTAGAAGGGTGTTGTTTTCAGCATATTTGGTAGTGAATCCGAGGTTGGTTTTAGCGCCAGCGGCGGTTGAGGAGCCAGTACCACCGTCTGCAACAGCAATGTCAGTACCATTCCATACACCAGTAGCGATAGTTCCAAGGGTAGTAATGGTGTTCTGACCAACGTAGGTTGAAGCAATGTCAACGCTGTCACCGTTAGCGGTGATTCGGTCGGCTGTGCCTACTACGTTTAGCGTGTTTCCAGTCTTGGTAAGACCGTCGCCTGCAGTAATCTGACCTAGGCCAGTGAACTGAGTAAACGTAAGAGCGGTAGTGCCAACAGTTACTGCACCGTCGTTAGTAAGTACCCAGCCAGAATCTGCGTTAGCCGTACCTTCTTCAACGAATACTGCAAAGTTTCCAGTTACTTCAGCGTTTGCATCTGCGTCTGTTGAACGTACAGGTGCACCAGTAGCCTGAACTACGTAGATACCGTTCTGTGAGCCAGTAGACTGGTTTTTGATAAGAATGCGGTCTCCGGTAGCAAGCGTTACACCGTCAACCGTTGAACCATCAGCAAATGCTGATGCCAAAGTTCCAGTTGCAGTTGTAGCTACACGGACAGATGCTTTCCAGTCAATTCCCTGTGCTGCTGAGTCAACGTATGCCTTGGTTGCGGCGTCTGTTGCATCGGTAGGAGTTCCAAGACCGGTGATCTTGTTGGTGCCCATCGCGATGGCACCAGTCATGGTACCGCCAGCTAGGGCCAGCTTTGCATCAAGCTGAGTCTGAACTGAGCTGGTAACGCCATCGACGTAGTTAAGCTCGGTGGCAGTGGCAGTAAGAACTACATCCTCGTTAATCTTTGGTGAGGTGAGTGTCTTGTTGGTTAGGGTCTGGGTGTTAGTTGTTCCAACTACTGCACCAGTAGCACCGTGCGCTTCTGTTGCACTTGTGTGGGTTGTGAGGTTGCCTGCAACTGTTGATGCTGAACCATATGCATCATATGTGTTCGTGGTTACAGAGATTGCACCAGTTGTGTCGTTGTAGGTAAGACCAGTTCCAACTGCGTTACCGATAGCGTCCTGAGCACGCTCGTCAGTGAAGTACTTGTTGGTCGAGCCTTCTTCAATGACGTCAGTAGTTAGTGCGTCAATAGCAGTGGTAATCTGAGTAGCGGTGTCGCCACCAGCAGCTAGAGAGACCCAAGCGCTACCGTTCCAGAGGGTGATCTGGTTGGTGTCGGTGTCGTAGTAGATTTGACCTGCTACCGGGCTTGATGGCGCGGTGGATAGGTTTTGGATTCTTGCATTAAGAAGCTCATTCTTATTAAGATTGAGCCCTGTTAAAAATGAGCGTGACATTTGATTTCCTTAGGATAGATAAGCAATTCCAGAAATAGTTGCTGAAAATGCAATGGTTAATGAGTTTGAGTTGGTGTGCGTTACTGCGCCTTCAACCATGGTGTTGGCGCTATCAAACACCGTTACATTTGGTCGAAAGTTTAAATTGTGTGCGATTGTCCAAGTAGCAGAGGCTGCTGCTTGGTTGTGAGTGTAGGAGACTAAAGCTGGAATATCTCCTGAAATAAGCCCTCCCGGACCTGTGGCTCCTGTAGGTCCGGTCGGTCCTTGAACGCCTTGAGGGCCTCCATAGGCGATTGTTACACTATTGCCAGTCTTATCGATCTGGACAATATTTGGTTTATCTTCGTATTCGACCGGCATTAACGAGTAACCTCCGGCCTTACTACGAAGTTTCCCTGTACCAATCTGCTGACTACACCTGATACAGGAGCTATTAGTTCCAGATCGTAAACGTGAATACCTGGGGTCAGGTTTGCGGTTACTGATGCTGGAACAGACATGGTGACGGTGCCTGCGGCTCCGCCTAAAGTTATGTATGTGTTCTCGGTGGTGAGAACTAGAAGTGTGGTGCTGGCGTCAACAGTGGCTCTGACGTGCATTCTCGCTGTGTATCCTGTGACGTTGATTGCCACTTTAGCAGAAGTTTTCCAGGTGATGGTACGCGAAAACGTCGCGCCTTGGTCGGCAACGATGTTATAGAGTCCTGCTGGTGGGCAACAGCTCATGATGCCTCAATTCGGAAGAAAGGTGTAGTCCCTATTATTGTACAACAAATATGGGAATGTTAGAATGTGGTATGGACCTAAAGACCTTTAAAGACCTGGGTGGAGAGACCTGGCGGGTTAGACGGCTCATCTCAAAAGATGACCCGCATTGGTCAGCGTTTAACCCATCTATAGGGCTAAACCCTGATGGAAGTTTGATTGCACTATTTAGATCCAGCAACTATGTAATTGACCCGAATAATGGCTCAATAATCATAGTTCAAGGTAATAAAGTAAGAAATCGTTTGTATTTTTCTCCGCTGGATAGCGAGTTTAAACCCGTTGAGCTTACTGAAATACATATAATAAACTCTCCATTCCCCTTGGTTAGAGGAGTAGAAGATGCAAAACTTTATTATAGAGATAGCTCCTGGTACTTCACTGGAGTAATTAAAGAATCTGATTACTGCCCTACACCTAAACTTGCAACTTTTAAACTTTTGTCACCTAATTCTGCTGAATTACTAAGAATATGGGACTTAACCGCCGAAATTACGGAGAAAAACTGGATGGCTCCAAGGGACAATAAAAATTTTGATTTTATATACGGTCCAACTTCTGTAGTAAAAAATAACAAAATAGTTGAGGTAAGAGAGTTATCTGACTCGATTAGAAAAATTAGAGGCAACACTAACCTATTAGACCTGCCGGACGGATCGTATCTGTCTGTTGTGCATGAGACTAGAGGGGTTAGAAGTGCTGAGTACTATGACCCTAAATCTTTTAGCGTAAGGTCTAGCGTTCTAAGGGAGTACTCTCATAGGTTTGCGTTCTACTCGTCTGGCGGAGTTCTGATAAAATTATCAAAGCAGTTTTGTTTTGAAAGTCCTGGCATAGAGTATGCAGCAGGATTAATCCTTAAAGATGGGTACATATACGTGTCGTACGGTAAAAAGGATATTAGGTCTCATGTTGCTAAAATTAGTATGGATTTAGTTTTGGATATGTTGGAGGAAGTATAATGTTAGATTTATTAGAGGACACCGACGTACGTACAAATGATTCTAATGAAAACGAACAATTTGCTCATTATGCTGAAAAGGCCTCTGTAACTGAGGGGTATATTATGGGAACTCCAGTAATGGCTATATGCGGTAAAATCTTTGTCCCCTCTAGAGACCCCGAAAAATTAAGGGTGTGTCCCCCTTGCAAAGAAATTTTAGATGCACTATTCTTATCTAGCGAGTAATACTAGGTATTTAAAAACTAGAGTATACTTGTAAAACTATCAATCCCTAACTCTAAGGCGGCACAATTGTCTCTGTTCTCTTTTGAACTCAATAAAGAATTTGTAGCTGAATATAAGAGCAAAGAATCTCCTTTCGGATACAAAGATGCCGCTGGCAACTCTGTAGGCGAAATCACATTCTTGCGAACATATTCACGTAAAAAGGAAGATGGTACCAAAGAAACATGGGCAGAAGTCTGCGAACGTGTTACCAACGGTACTTACTCTATCCAGAAAGACCACGCAAAGCAGAACCGCTTGCCATGGTCAGACGCTAAGGCTGCGGCCTCGGCAAAAGAGTTTTTCGACTCTCTATTCAATCTAAAGTGGTCACCACCTGGCCGTGGTCTTTGGGTTATGGGAACAGATATTGTAAATCGTCAGAAGAACTCTGCGGCTCTTCAGAACTGTGCATTTGTCTCGACCCTAGAGATGACCAAGCAGAACCCTGGTAAGCCATTCGCGTTCCTTATGGAAGCCTCGATGCTCGGCGTGGGAGTTGGCTTTGATGACAAGGGTGCTGACAAGAACTTTGAAATCTATGAGCCAGCTGGGTTCCAGGAATATGTAATTCCGGACACCAGAGAAGGTTGGATGGAGTCAACTGTTGCTCTTATCAACTCGTTCCTAAAGCCAGACCAGCCAATCTGGGAGTTCAACTATGACCAGATTCGTCCGTACGGTGCCCCGATTGCTACCTTCGGTGGAACCGCGTCAGGTCCAGACCCGTTGTTTGCACTTCACGGGAAGATTCGTGCAATTTTCTTAGGTCGTAAGGGTCAGCTCCTAACTACTGTCGACATTGCCGACATTGGTAACTTAATCGGTAGGTGTGTAGTTTCTGGAAACGTCCGTCGTTCGGCAGAACTTCTAATCGGTCGCATTGATGACGATAACTTCTTGAACCTTAAGAATGCAGAGGCGTTCCCGGAGCGTAACTCGTATGACCCAGAGACTCCAGGATGGGGTTGGATGTCAAACAACTCGGTCATGGTAAGCGTTGGTACTGACTTCTCAAAGATTATCGATGGCATTATCCGCAACGGTGAGCCAGGCGTAATCTGGGAAGATGTGTCAAAGGCTTATGGCCGTCTAGGTGACCCAATCAACAACAAGGACCACCGCATCATGGGCTACAACCCTTGTGCAGAGCAGTCTCTCGAAAGCTATGAGATGTGTACCTTGGTTGAAACATACCTAAACCGCCACGAGAGTAAGGAAGACTACCTTCGTACTTTGAAGTTTGCTTACCTCTACGCTAAGACCGTAACTCTCATGCCTACCCACTGGGAAGAGACCAACGCAATTATGCAGCGCAACCGTCGCATCGGAACTTCGATGTCTGGTATCGCTAACTTTGCTGACATCCATGGGCTTCCGGCTCTTCGTACTTGGATGGACGAGGGCTACGCAGTTATCAAGAAGTACGATGTCACTTACTCGGAGTGGCTAGGTATTCGCGAGTCAATCAAGACTACGACCGTCAAGCCGTCGGGCACCGTGTCGATTCTTGCAGGCGAGAGCCCAGGCGTTCACTGGACTCCAGGTGGCGAGTACTTTATGCGTGCTATCCGCTTTGGTAACAATGACCCGATGCTTCCGCTATTCAAGATGGCTAACTACAATGTAGAGCCAGCTTCAGAGAGTCCAGAGACTACCTCGGTAGTGTTCTTCCCAATCAAGTCAGGTGCAAAGCGTGCAGAGCGCGGCGTTACTATCTTTGAGAAGATGGCACTTGCTGCTACTGCCCAGCGTTACTGGTCAGACAACTCGGTGTCAGTCACCATCTCGTTTGACCCAGAGACGGAAGCTCAGCACGTTGAGTCTGTGCTTCACATGTATGACGGTCAGCTCAAGACGGTATCGTTCTTGCCATCTGGTAACTACACCTACCCTCAAATGCCTTACACCCAGATTACAAAAGAAGAGTATGAGAGCGCGGCTGAGAAGTTGTTCCCTATCTCGTTTGATGGCGTCTACCAGGGTCTAGGCGTTGAAGCTATTGGCGAAGCCTACTGCACCACAGACGCATGTGAAGTAAAGCTCATCAAGGAAAACCAGAAGTAATATCTGTAAAGCAGGAAAGCCGTCCTTCGGGGCGGCTTTTTTGTTATCAATTTGTAATTGCCTCTTGCGTAAATTAAGAGGCCAAGATAGGCTTTTTCTAGTGCCAACAAGCAGAAAATAAGGAACTAAATATGCCAGCGTTTGAGTCGTTTTTCCCAGAAGATTATCCAGATTTTGAAGAATTTGGGACTCCTCCCTGCGCTACGAGCGACCCTGACTCCTTCTTTTCTGAAGACCATCCTGATGGAATGAAAAAGATTCGGCCTATCTACCGCTATGAGCGTGAAGCAAAGCAAATATGCCTAGAGTGTCCTTATATGAAACGATGCTTGCAGTTTGCTTTGGACAACCCCGACGTGCAAGGTATCTGGGGAGCAACCACTGAGCAGCAGCGAATTAAGATAAGGAAGGGTATTCCGGTTTCCATAGCCCTGCCCTCAAGTAAACATCGCTAAAATGAGGTAAAATAGTATTGCCTGGGAGAGGGTGCTAATTAACCATACCTATCCCGGGAGAATTATGTACATATTAAAAACCATCCTAAAGCGTACTGTCGCTTTGGTGATTCTAAAAGTCAGTGCAGTTCTAGCCGCCGGTTCTATCGGTGGCGTTGAGCTGTGGCAGTCAGCCCTTATCGCCGCGTTTGTCGGTGTCATGGAAGTTGCTGAATCTCTAGCCCGTGCCTATGTTGTAGACGGAAATCTAAGCGAAGACGAGATCAACGTTGCGTTCGCATCGTCTGCTGAAGCTGAAGTTGCTAAGAACAAGGGCGTCAACTAGTTCAATAAAAAAAGAACCCCCTGCGAAAGCAGGGGGTTTTTTCTTAATTAGATTATGTCTTCGCCTTTGAGTTTAGTTCTGGCTACTCCATAGTACAAAGGGTTAGCTGAGCTCAGGCCCATAGCTTTTGCAATCTTAGTGAGCGAGATACCTTTGTCTTCGTATTCGAAGCGAAGTGCTTCGTGATACTGGTCTGTCCCGTAAGTCTTGGCAGTTTGAATTCTTTCGACTGCTTCCTGAATTTCGGTTGGTGTTGCCTTGCTACGAGTTCTTTTAGCTGCTACTGGAATCTCGGCCATGATTACTCGGCGTCGAACTCCTGCGTATGTGACCTCAAGCTTCTTGGCTAGAGCCAACAGGCTACCGCCCTTCGAGTAGTACTCAACGAGAAGTTCCGTATAGGTCCTAGATGCGTCATGCTGAGGAGACTTGGTGTCTCTTGATCCGTATGCCTTTTTGGCTAGTGGCAGTACCGGAGCGATTTTCTCCGCGTACTCTTCTAGTAGTTCGTCTTTCATATTTGCTCCTTAGTGCTGGAAGATATAACTCACTATAATCAGGTTAAATAATACTTGTCAAGTACTTTACAAAAGAATTATTTGTGTGTTAGCATGTTCAAATCTAAAGAAAGGAATGACCATGGCAAAAGGTAAAGGCGGCGGTCCTGCCCCTAAAAAGGGTGGCAATGATGACCGCAACAACAAGAAGGCGTTTAAGAAGCGTCCGAAGATATTTGACGCAATCAAGCGTCGTCTAATCACTAAGTCATAGTTTGCTATAATTGATGCATGGGATACACAGGCGATAAGAAGCGAGAATACCAGCTCGACTACGTGACTAAGCGCAAGCGCGACTGGATTAAGTCTCAGGGCGGTAAATGTAAGAAGTGCGGGTCAACCAGCAATCTAGAGGTTGACCACATTGATGAGAATGACAAGACATTTAACCCCCGTGACATATGGTCTCGTAGCGAAGAAGTTCGTAAGAAAGAGCTTCAACACTGTCAAGTCTTATGTGAAACATGCCATCAAAACAAAACAGACTCGTACAATAAAGATAAGAAAGAAGCGGCTATCATTGCTTGTGGTACTCCAGAGAAGTACAGTAGTGGGTGCAGGTGCTTTGTTTGCCGTCAGGACCATGTGTTTGCTTGGCGAAACTTGGTCTAGCTTTTAATACAACTAAATATAGAAACGGGGATGACAGGTTTCGACTGGCATCTGAAGTTTGGTGAAGCAAGCCGAGATGGCGGAGTCTCGTAAAACCGCTAAAAGAAATAAATGCTGAATCACGTTCTGCATTCGCTCTAGCTGCTTAGTAGCAGTTAGAACCCCTAGAAAAGCACTAATCCTAAGTGGGCAGCTAGGCTTTAAATAAATAGGATAACCCGCACCACGTCCATGCTGGAGACGTAAAACTGTAGCACCAGGAGATGTGGCAGTGCAGTCTCCGAAATATTCACTGCCTAAGCTTGTAGAAGAACAAATCGAATATGTTAGGACGCGGGTTCAATTCCCGCCATCTCCACTTGACAACCGTAAGAAAAGAATGTTAATGTATAAGTAACTGCTAGATTCAGCTGAGGAATCGCCCATAGCAACCTGAGTAGTATCCGAACCAATAGTACCCCGCAAGGCGTTGAGTAGTAAGAGAACCAATATGGAATGCATCGGAATCTGAGGTCGCGCTCGGATAGTACGTTTATTAGATGGATATCAGCGAATCCCCCTGTGGAAACACAGGGGGTTTTGCTTTATGGTATGGTAGGTGACTATGGCTAGAAAAAAGCAATCTGTTCCTAGCGGTCCAAGGCCGAACGACAACTGGGTGATTGAGACAGAGATTCAGATCAACGGTCGCAATGTCGTGCCTGGAACTGAACTGAAGATAGAAGGAGAGCGTGGACGCTTCCTTTTCATGAGATACGTAGTCAACGGGGAAATCTCTTGGATAGACGTGCATGGCGGGTCAAAAGGCTATGAGCACACAAGAAGCTTTAGACTTGACAGGGTAAAGCGTGTACACTATAAAAATCAAAGTACAACGAATCTTGCCAAAGAATACAAGGAAAAACTTAAGGCTAAACGGGATGAAAGTCCGGACGCCGTATAAACTTGGGGTTAAGGTTATACAAGAAAAGAGATGAAATGATTATTGGATTGTCAGGTTGGGCGCGTTCGGGTAAAGATACTGTTGCCAATCACCTTGTGGATAACTTTGGCTTTGTCAAGGTGTCCTTTGCAGAGCCTATGCGCGAGGCTTTAGTCCGCCTAAATCCTACGATTTCAATAAACGGGCTTCGCACGGAGCTTGCTTCTGCCGTTCGACTAATAGGCTGGGAGGACCTTAAATCCCAGAGCCCCGAAGTTCGTGGCCTCATGCAACGTTTCGGGACTGAAATTGGTCGAGAGATGTTTGGACAGGACTTCTGGGTAAACCTAGCCCTGTCACGCGTGGAGCCTGGAGCGAACGTAGTTATCCCCGACTGTCGCTACCCTAACGAAGCCGACGCCATTAAGGCAACCGGCGGTGTCGTGTGGAGAGTAGAACGTAACGGAGTTGGTCCAGCCAATGACCACGATTCAGAAAGAGCTCTAGACTCTTACAAGTTTGACCAGCGCCTAGCCAACTACGAAACTTTCGACGTCCTTAATGGATTAGTAGATGACTTGGTGGCTAGTGTCCTATAGCAGTCTGTGGAAGGTTATCTACTTAGATGAGGACAGGCAGTCTGAGTTTGTGTGGTACTGCAAGGCAGATAAGAAGAATAAGGCCATGAGCCTGTTTGTGCTTGAGCATGGTACTGAAAACTTTATCTGCGACGTCTTTATTGCTGATGAAGACGAGGTAGAGGCTTATGAGCAGGGATTCAATGCTGGTGGGGACTGGGAATACCAAAAGGCCTATGAGTCTGGTAAGGCTGTTCTTATTAAAAGAATGCTTGATACTCTGGACGGGACCAAGGTACCATGGAAACGTAAAGTAATTAAACGACTAATAGAGAAAGTGTGCTACGAAGGTGACTGAAAAAGAAGAATACACAACGATTGACATCGAGCCTAAGGACGAGGACCAGAAGCTGGCAATGCTTATCCTGATGAACGAAGGCGCTCTGCGCGAGCGTGAGCGTGTCATTGAAATCCTTAAGGAAGAACTAAAGGAGTCCCTGGACCCGATTGAAGGTACTAAGGGCGGATGGCGAGAGCATCTTATTGCTCGTATCAAAGGAGAGAAGTAGTGACTGATACCCCCATACATGACAACCTTTCGTCAGACTTTAACGCTTCTAGGTCATGGTGGAAGCACCAAGGCGCATTGGAGGAGCTCAAGTTAACGTTGACGTTCCTAAGGAAGATTAAGAAGCCAACTAAGCAGACTGAAGAGATTATTCAGATTTTGCAGAAAAGACTAGATGAATTTGGAAGAAAGTAACGACCCTGGGTTAGCCCTGCTCTATGCCCGTGTGTCGACGCAATTACAGGTCAATGACGGAGTTTCGTTAGATGTGCAGGAGAGGCAGCTCATAAACGCGGCTGAGTTTCATGGCTTCACTAAGTGGGAGTTAGTTCGTGAGGAAGGCCGTTCTGGTAAGAACATTACCGGCCGACCTGCGCTCGTCGACGCCCTTAAGAGGTTAGAGTCTGGAGACGCTCAGGCGTTACTGGTAACTCGTATTGACCGCTTGGCTCGTAGTACAACGGACTTCTTGGACATCGTAGACAGGGCCAACGCTAAGGGCTGGCGATTAATCATGCTAGACCTAAACCTGGATACTTCTTCGTACCAGGGGCGCTTCGTGGTGACCATTATGTCTGCGCTGGCTGAGATGGAGCGTGGCATTATTGCTGCGCGTCAGAAAGATGTGCACAAAGACCGCCGCGCTCGCGGAATTGTTTGGGGAGTGGACATGGGGCCAAAAAACAAAACTCCCGACGTCCTTAAGGATAGAATCCTTGCCGAGCGATTCAAGGGATTGTCGTACCGAGAGATTGCCAACGGACTAAATGCTGATGGGATACTTTCGCAAAACGGTGGGAAGTGGTATCCTACGACCGTAAAGAATATCGTAGACGCCATTATTGGAGGAGAAGAGAGTGCCTAGTTTAGGTGGAGAAACATCAGTATCTGCAACGGATGTGTGGTTAACACCACCTGCAATCATTAAGGCTTTGGGGCAGTTTGACTTAGACCCTTGTGCATCCCTGGACCGCCCGTGGGACACCGCTGGGCATCACTACACCATTGAAGACGATGGTTTGAAGCAGGAGTGGTTTGGTCGTGTGTGGTGCAATCCTCCGTATGGAAAAGCTATGGCTCCTTTCCTTGAGAAGATGGTTGCTCATGGTAACGGAGTAGTTCTAATCTTTGCTCGCACTGAGACAAAAGCTTTCTTTGATTATGTGTGGGACAAGGCAGACGCCATTCTATTTATGAAGGGCCGTGTGAAGTTTCACCTACCGGATGGATCGCAGGGTGGCACAGCTGGGGCTCCTAGCGTTCTAATTGCTTATGGCGCAGAGAACGTAAAGGCACTGGAGACCTGTGGAATTCCTGGAAAAATAGTTTATTTAAATACTTGACACGTTGTCGTCGACGTTCCTATAATCTGAATATGCAAACATTTCTCCCATATGACGACTTCTACAAAGTCGCAGAAGTACTAGACAACAAGCGCCTCAACAAGCAGATTCTTGAGTGCTACCAAATCCTAAACGTTCTATCCAATGACGACCCTCGCGCTGGCTGGCGCAATCATCCTGCTGTCAAGATGTGGCGCGGGTTCGAGATGGGCCTATATCAATACACCTTCGTGATGATTGAAGAAGCTAACAAGCGTGGCATCAAGACAGACAAGAACGTAGCTAACCTTGAGGCCCTGCACGCACGTGCTTACAAGGACTGGGGCTATGGCATCCCTACCTGGTTCGATAACGTCGACGTCCTTAATAAAGTAACAACGACACACAAAGCCAACCTCTACAATAAGGACCCGGAATACTATGTAGACTTTGGTAGTGCAGTAATGGATGCCAACAATGCTCCGTGCTGTGAAAAATGCAGTTACTATTGGGTGACTCACGTTAAGGACAGTTGATGCCAAGATATGAATACAAGTGCGCCAAGTGCGAGGACACAATCATCGTGTCCCGTAGTATTCATGACGACGACCCTGGCTACACTTGCGAGAAGTGCAATGAGCCTATGCAACAGGTGATGGGCAATATCTCCCTATCTTTTAAGGGCACCGGCTGGTCTGGTAAGAGTAATTGAAAAACTGGCTTAAGGGTGCTTGGTGCTTTCTTCGGAGGCACAAACTTACAGTTGGAGCTGCGTGTCCTGTGACAGGAATTAGGGTATTGACGTGCGAACGCTGTAAGATAGACAACATGCCTACACACAGCAGAGGAATGAGTTTTGACTAATGGCTAAAGCTGGATACCCGTGCCGAAGGCATCGAATTAGGTTTACTGGCAGTGTCTGCCCGAAGTGCTACAACGAGCGTAGAAAAGCTGAAAGAACCATTAAATGAAAATACTAAACTTGTACGCCGGAATCGGAGGCAACAGAAGATTCTGGGGTGACGAGCATAAAGTCACTGCTGTAGAGTATGACCCACAGATTGCCGCGGTCTACGCTGACTTGTACCCGAAAGATACTGTGGTAGTTGGTGACGCACACCAGTACTTACTGGAGCACCATGACGAGTTCGACTTCATCTGGTCTTCTCCTCCTTGCCAGAGCCACTCTTCTTTCAGATTCAACATCGGCGTAAGGTTCAGAGGCACTGAGCCGAAGTATCCGGACATGAGTTTGTATGAGGAGATTATCTTCTTGAAGTATCACTCGAATGCGCTGTGGGTTGTTGAGAACGTTGTTCCTTACTATCCTGCAATGGCAGACCCGCAGAAGATTAACAGGCACCTTTATTGGGCTAACTTTGAGATTGGTGAGTTGCCTAAGATTGTCGAGAACCTCAGAGACATACAAATCCCTGGACTTCAAAAGCTTCACGGGGTAGATTTAAGCAAGTACAAACTGACAAACAAAAGACAGATTCTAAGAAACTGTGTCCACGGAGAAACCGGGCTGGCTATTCTGGAATCTGCAATCAAGAGCAAATAAGGAGTTGGCCATAGTGTCAGAAGGATTCGAGCGTATACCGTTTTTGAAGGCATATAAGATGCTTAGGGCAATTGGCATAAAGCCTTTAAAGGCCGTCTATTGGGCTGCTTGGGGGCTTAAGCAGTACGTAATTAAGTCAAATAAGAAATAAGCCCAGCGTGGTATCCTGATTAGACGGAGGTCATTATGGGTATGCCTAAGCAGGTCAAGATAGGGCCTCAGGTATTCACTGTCGTCGAGCGTTCTAAAGCTGACGATGGAATGCTTAATGATGGCTGTTTTGGCTACACCATGGACATGTCTAATCTCATTGTCGTCGACGTCGATATTCACGTCACTAAAAAGCAAGTAACTCTCTTGCACGAAATCATGCACGCTTGTAGGATGGTATTCGAAGGTCCAAGCAAGCCTAGCAAGTCTGACGATGCAGATACTTGGGAACATCATTTTATTGGGGTGTGGGAATCTTCTTTGCTACTTGTGCTTCGAGAGAATCCAGATATAGTAAAGTGGTTGCTATCAGATGGTGGGACAGTTCCACCAAAGAAATAAAGATTACATGGAGATAGAATGACGACAGACAAACCTCACTACGATGTGCTTATCGCGACGCCTGGAAAGATGTTGCACGCTGAATACACTTCCAGTCTTGTAGATACAATTCGCTGGTTGGAGTCTGAGGGTAAGACATACAAGTTTCTAAACAAGCAGGGCTCCTTAATCTCTAGCACTCGCGAATCGACTGCGCTTGACTCGTACACTCCAAACTGGGAGACGCGTGAAGTTGGTGGCGGTGCCTACACCTACGGCAAAATCTTTTGGATTGACTCAGACGTTCAGTGGGACGTAGAAGCATTCAAGAAGATTTATGAATCAGACCTAGACATTGTTGGTGGTCTTTATCAGACTGCCCCAGACGGTCGAGTTGCTCTAGCGTTCTTTGACGGACTTGGTCAGCCAACGGTTGTTCGTGAGCAAGACTTCATGATGATGGATGGCGACATCCACGAAGCGTACGGAATCGGTTTTGGTTTCGTTGCTATGAAGTCTGGTGTCTTTGAGAAGTGTGATCGACCTTGGTTCTTGATGGAGCGTATCAATTGGGCGCACCTGGACTTTCCATTGAACATCGGTGAAGATTATTCGTTCTGTGTGAACGCTCGTAGGAACGGGTTCAAAACTTATGTGGACTCAACCGTAAAGGTTATGCACCACAAGGAAACTGTCTATTTCATTAGGTAGACACAACGGGAGTTAGCTCAGCCGGTTAGAGCCCCGAACTCATAATTCGGTCGTCGCGGGTTCAAGTCCCGCACTCCTGACTTGACAGAAATCATCGACGTCAGTAAGGTACTTATATGACAAATGCAGAGCTTGAGAAACTTCTAAAGGAAGCTAGGTTCATCAGACAGCAAGAACGTAAACGTCTGTATGAAAAAGCTAAGCGTGCTCGAAAAGCCTCCGGTACTCCAATGGCAGAGAGAGCCGACTTAAAATCGGTACAGTGCGAGTTCGAGTCTCGCGCGGAGGACAATGGGTAGGATACCAGACATGCCTAACTTAGAACGCTGCCCTAAATGCGCTAAGTTCGTAAACAGCAAGAACTTGGACGCCCTTGTTGAGCAGGATATTCAAGGGAACTTGGTAACTTATTGTAGTTACGTCTGCCTAAATTCGGACGTTGTGAGGCTACATAGTGAAGAGCCTGAAATAATCTATTAGTCCTGTACTTCGGGGGCTTTCTGTGCTATTGTGTCATCATACGCAGAGAAGGTGATTTTAATGGATGAAATTCTTGTAGGCAAAAAAGTGTCTATAGACTTTGGGCCGTCTTCGGCAATAATTCATGTCGAAATTGTGGAAGTAAATCCTGTATACTTAGTGGCTGTGGACGCGAATAACAGACTTCGCTACATCCCGCTTACGGCAGTAAACATGATTACACTAAACAAAGGTCAACTAGGTAATGATTCAAATTGAGTTTAGATCAGATGTAACCGTTCAGCTTGTCGACGCTAATGCGTCAGATAAATCAGTTGCCATGTCTGCGCGTATCTCAACCGGAGGTGCGTCAGTCGACGAGGCAAAAGATGCTGGGCTAATTAACTACCTAATGCGTGACCGTCATGGTACTCCGTTTGAGCACAACTCATTTACGTTCCGTATCGAAGCCCCTATCTTTGTGTTCCGTGAATTCATGCGTCACCGTATTGCTTCGTACAACGAAGAGTCTGGACGTTACAAGGAACTAGACCCTGTGTTCTACATTCCGGACCCTGAGCGTAAGTTGATTCAGATTGGTAAGACTGGTGCTTACGAGTTCATCGAGGGGACTGACGACCATTACAAGACTACGTACGCTTGCTTGAAAGAGAGCAGTGTACAATCTTATGGTTACTATCAGGACATGCTTGAAGCAGGTGTTGCTCGTGAGGTCGCTCGTATGTGTCTTCCGGTGAACCTATACTCTTCTATGTATGTCACCATGAACGCTCGTGCGCTTATGAACTTCCTATCGCTACGCACCAAGCGTGATGATTCAAAGTTCCCTAGCTATCCTCAGCGCGAAATCGAAATGGTCGCTGAGAAGATGGAAGAATTCTTCGCAGAGAAGATGCCTGTAACTCACTCAACATTCAACAAGAACGGACGCGTGGCACCATAATGGCTGACGACAAACTATTTGAAGACCCTGATGAAGCTGTAGTCAGCAAAGTACAGCACGCTGTCCAACTTGCTATGAAAGCTCGTAAGGGGTTAGAAGACGCTTCGCATGAAGCCATTGACGCTGCTACTACCTTTGGCTATGAACTTGGTGTCATAGACAGAGAGCAAGAGATTCTTGATTGGATTGAAGAGAACCGTTCTGCTATTGAGATTGAGCCTGGTAATAACATCTACCGTGACCACTTTAACTCAGAGTCGTTGATTGCGTTTATCAAGGGAGAGAACAAATGAGATTTATCCGTTGGTGGAAAAAACTTTGGCGACCTATGACCTACGCCGAAATGACTATGAGGATTGGTACTGTAAGCCACAATCAGCAGGTCACGCAAGACGAATATATTGGTTCAGACAGTGGCACAGAGCGTTCTATTGACCGTATCAAGGGAGAGAAAAAGTGAGTTTATGGCAAGCGTGGCGATGGGCTGGAGTTCTTGCTAAACACAGCGAACTAAGCCGCTGGCAGTTACTAAAAGTAGTTAGACATTACGCTATTTGGGCTTACTTTCAGATGGCACTTATCAAGGGGGAGAACAAGTAATGAATCGAACTGACATGGATGCGCTGGTAGATGGAATTGCGCTGTTCTTTGTGTTCAATGGGGTACTTGGCTTAGCAATCAGAACAGACCTGCTGTGGTTCTGTGGTCTGCTTATCCTTACTGGCCTAGGAATTAGATGGGTCTACAGGGCTATTAAGAGGATGAATGACAATGGATAAGCTTTGGAGAGTCGAAGTTGAATACATTGACGAAGACGTTAGCTCCGACGTCATTAAGGAAATACACTACGTAAAGGCTGAAAGCGAGTCTGAGGTTGTAGAGGACTTTGAATGGGCTAAGTCGTTGTTTGTTACGCAAGCAAGTGAGCTTGAGGTTCAGGCTTATGACTCTGGGTTCATTGAGGGTTGGGATAGCAATGAAGACTACAGAGTTGCAAAAGAGCGTCTTGATGCTTATGATGGAACCGCTAGTCGAATCGTAGACTTCGGTGACGACTTTGACCCCGTTTTTGAAGAGGTGTTTACCTGCGGAATCTGTAGGGTCACGCTGGCTAACATGTCGCTGATTAGTGGTAAGAAGATTCCGGTAGAGGGCTACAAGACTATGTGGAACGTGTGCCAGAGCTGTTCGGATATCGTAGACGCCCTTGATGAGTGAGTTTGAGCGCGTAACCTGGAAAGACCACTACGCCAGGGGTTTTGTTGCGGGGCAAAAAAATATAAAAGAAAGCTTGACACAGAAGATTCGAGCAGTTAGATTTGAGACTGCAAACCCAGACGCAAGGGACTGGGCAGAGAAACTACTGAAAGAGATTGAAGATGAGCATGGTAGAGACGGAAGCGGAAGCGAAAATAATAACTCCTGAGCTATCCAGACGTTGGGAGCTGGAGGCTAAGCTTGCCTACATTCGCAAGGAGGCTGCTAAGGTTGGTGTCTTGGTTGAGACCAAAGCTAAGTTCGACACAGGTATAAGTGGCATTTTCAGATGTACTAGCGAAATTCATATCATAGACCCAAAGAGTTCTAGAATTGCTAGCGTATTTGGGTCTATGGCACTTAGGTCATCTGCTGTCGCTGGGGCTATTGAGGCTGAGTTTGCTCGTAAATGGAGCTCTGAACTGTGGGTGCTTAGAGAGTTGTTGGTTAAAGTTACTCGCGACATGGTCAATGAACCTGAGTGGTCTGTCCTAAACTCAGAAGACAGGCCCCCAAAAATTACTCTCTGGAAAGATGGCAATGTGTCTGGCAAAGATTTGTATAAGCACAGCGACGTTGCTTATGGTGGTTGGTTGTCTGACGACGATATCCTATCTCCGTACAGAGTGGTACACTATCCTACTGACTTCAAAAAAGAATTTGACTTCTACACCAGAGAGTTCTAAGAAAGGCAATAAAAATGGCAATAGAAGAAATTAAGTCTGAGGCAGAAATCTCTGACGGAACCGTGATGCTTTACTTCACTGCTGTGTGGTGTGGCCCTTGTAGGATGCTGGGACCTGTGATGGTATCGTTCGAAGAGAAGTATGCTGAAGTGGTCGACGTCCTTAAGGTTGATGTAGACGAGGCTCCAGCCCTAGCTGAGAAGTATGAGGTTAGGGGAGTGCCGACGTTGGTATTGATTAAGGATGGGGAAGTTGTGCACCAGATTACTGGTGCTAAGCCATTGCCCGGGCTTGAAAAAGAATTTGGCGAGTTTTTGTAAACGTCGGCTGTTTATGTAAAGTCTGTCTTATACTAAAAAGGTGATGTTTGCTCATACATCTCATCTCCTTTCAGTGTGGGAAAAAGGAACCCCCCTATCTATCTAGAATAGATGGGGGGTTTCTTTCTGGAGGCTTACTTATTACGCGCTCTATGACTGAGTCAAAGTTGCACCTTTATGCCTACCTAGCCTAGTTTGGACCATGTCTTTGGTCCAACGATTCCGTCCGGAAGAGTGATGTCTTTAAACTTCTTCTGGAAAGTAATAGTCGCGACGTGAGTTGTTCTGTCGAAAACGCCAGTAACTGGAACGCCGAGTTTGCTCTGCAAGTACGCAACCGATGCACCCTTTGAACCGAGCTTTAGTTCTGCCTTGAATGCTGGCTTAGTTGCAGGAACTACAACTGCTGGTTTTGCTACAGGTGGAACTTCTGCTTTAGGAGTTGGGGTCACAGGTGCTGGTGCTTTCGCAGCAACCTTAGCTGCAAGTCTTTCTGCTTCCACTTTCTCTGCCTGTGCTTCGTTGTGCTCTGGTGCTGGTGCTACTGGGTCATCATCAGTTGCAACAACACCTGCAGTTGCAATGGCTGCTTCTTTAGCAATCAAAGCCTTGAAGAATGCGATTGGCTCAATAAAGTTCTTACCAACGTTGTTCCATGCGTAGCTCTTGCCAAGCTGGAACTCCCAGTGGAGGTGCTTGCCAGTTGACATGCCAGTTGTGCCCATCTTGCCAAGAGGAGTGCCAGCTTCAATCTTCTGACCAACCTTAACTTTGATGGTGCCCTTCTGCATGTGTGCAAAGTTTGAGACGTAGAACTTGCCGTCAATTTTCATAAGAAGTTGGACGTAGTAACCGAAACCGCCAGGTTCTCCGTTTGCTTGCTTGGTCTTAGATGGACCTGCGAATACGACCTTTGCGTCGTAGGGTGCTTCAATCCAGCAAGGTTCGTGCTTCGACCAGATGTCGGTTCCGTTGTGATGCTTCTTTTCTTTCGTGACAGGGTGGATACGCATACCCATTAGGCTGGTGACCTTGAAGTCTTTGCCTAGTTTCCCGTCGATAGGGTATTGTGCTTTAGCCATTAATAATCCTTATGTAATAGGGGTAATCTAATTCTAAACCTTTTACAGATTGGCTATTTCCCTGTTGGCATACTCTCTGCGATAAGTACCAATGAAAGAGCGCTGATAAGTCTCGAACTCTACGCGTGTGTGTGGTCGAACTCTATAATACTCTTTGGCAGAGTTATAGGCCATTTCCGCTAGTTCTTTCTTATCAGGCTCATTCATAAGTCTGAAGTATCTAATTATCTGCTTTACTGTCTTCATTTGTTTCTCTCTCCTCTATATAGGTTATAACGAATTTAATTCGCTTAAGCCACCAAAATTTTCTCCCCTGTAAAGCCTCTAACTTCCCTAACTCGTAATGTGCTTCTGCCCATAGTTGCTCGGTAGTTTTTGGCATTCAGGTTACTTTTCCTTCTTGTTAGCCTTGCGTTGTTTGGGAGTTCCGTCGTAGACGAAACCGTCTTTGTCGCCGTCTTTTGGTTCGGCTGGATTTCTTAGCGGATAGGTCGCTACCCATACTGCGAGGGTGCCCATAATGCAGTAGCCAACGATGGTCTTTGCAGACCCTTCGAGAACTACCCACGCTACGAACATACCTAGCAGAGTCCATGCTTGACCTAATAGGTCGTTAATGAATTTCTTCATTAGTTGCTCCTTCTTGGTGTGTTTGATGTGCTTGCTGATGCTGATGCGCTTGCTGAGGCCGCGGCTGAAGCGGCTGATGCTGCGGCTGCTTGTACTGCTTGAACCGCGGCTCCAGTTGCGATAACCGACGCAATAACTGTCTTTTCCGCTTCTTCACGAACTGCTGGTGCCATGTCAGCACCAATGTTTCCTAGGTCATTGAATGCTTCTAGAACTGCCGCTGCTGTTTCTCCAAGGAGAGGAATGGCTGCAAGTTCTGATGGGATTTGTGGGTCGTCTGCCTGAGCAGCAACTGCTAGTGCTTCTAGTGCTTGCTGGTACTCTGGTGAGCCTTGCTCTGCGGACTCAAGGACTGCCTCTGCTTCGGTAACAAGTTCTTCAACTTGTTCTTCGCTTAGTTCTCTAGGGTCGCCTTCAGGAATCTCTGGAGCCTTAGGCTCTTCTGGCTCATACTCTGGGATGGAGTCGAGCTCGTCCTGTGCAATGTCTACTGCATCCTGAGCCTTTTCGACGTCAGTTTGAGCTGACTGCTCGTCTGCATCTGAGTCGTTGAAAGTTGTTTCAGCCTCTTGGAAATTCTCTAGGGCTACGTCGTAGTCTCCCTTGATGGAGTCGACGTCTGATGAAACTTCGTCAAAAGATTCTTGAGCTGCTGTGAATTTAGATCCGGCTGTTTCATAGACTTCTAATGAAGCTTCGTAAGAAGTACGCTTAATAATACTAGTATTTTCTAGATTTGTCAAGTCGGCTTCTTCAGTATTGAAGGTTGCTAAGGCTTCTTCGTAAGAAGTCTGTGCGGCCGTAAGCTCCTCCTCTTTGTCTTGCGCGGCTTTATTAGAAGTTGAGGCGGCGGCCGTGGCGGTGGCTAAGTTTTGCTGGGCAGTTTGTTCTGCTTGCTGGGCGGAAGTTAGGTTAGCCTCACTGGATTGAACAACTAACAGAAGCGCGGGGTCCTTGATGAATTGTGGTTCTGCGGTGGAGTAAGTCAGGGTTCCAACTAGACGCTTATACGAACCACCGCAAGAGTCGCCCCAAACGCCGTTGTCGGCAGCAAGGGTGATAGTGTTTCCGCCTAAGGTGGGGGAAACGTTAGTTCCGCAGGATGGGTTGTCAATAGCCTCGTAGCGTAGGTTGCTTGAGATAAAGGTTCCGCCGTTGGGGGCGGTGTAGGTTGACTCTCCACCCTCGTTGATGTTAACTTGCATGGTTCCAGTTGTGGTTGAACCTTGGGTCGAACCTGTAATCCAGCCTAAGGTGAAACGAACGTTGTTGGCTGCAGGGCCGTAAGTTCCTGCCCAGAATCCATTGTCGATTCCGTAGACTGCTATGCGAACTTTAGCAACTTCGGTAGTTGTGTTCGTGTTCCCCTGAAGGGTGACATCTCTCCACGAATGAACTTCGTTAGAAGTTACTGAGTCCTGGTGGATCAGGTTATTGTTTGCATCGTAGAAGTAGATGCGTAGGCTGTAGGTGTCTGGAATTGGCCCTTGATTTATAGAGTTCTGGTCTTGGTTCCAGATACCAACCGTGAACGTATAGTTGGCTATTTGTCTTGGGTAAAGCAGGATGTCCTGATAAACCTCTGTACCTATGTAAGAAAAGTGCAGGTGCCCTGGGTGAATCTCTGGCTGTCCGTTTTGTCCTGAACCGTCACCAATCCACGGTGTCCCTGTCATAAAGTTGTTATCAGGAATTTGGTAAGAAGTTGGTTGGACGGTGTAGCTTGGCGCAACGTAGTTAGGGTTAGGAACCTGTGACGAGTTGTAGTTAGCCTGTGCAGTCTGTAAGGCTAATTGTGCGGTTAGGGTAGCCTGCTGTGCTTGGGCATAGGCAGACTGCTTTGTGGCAACGTTAGCCTGGGCAGAGGCTCTTGTGTTCTGGGCTGTCTGAAGATTTGATGTGGCTGAGGTTAGGTTGGTTTGGGCTGTGTCTAAGGCAACCTGGGCATCGTTCCTGATTTGCTCCTGCTGGGTCACTGACGCGTCAGCATCCCTCATATCCTCTGTGGCTGTGTCTAGGTCGGCCTTGGCTGCATCGAGGGCGTCCTGAGCCTCCTGGACCCTCTCCTGAGCTGTATCAACAGCATCGCTGGCTGAATCAAACTTGGCCTTGGCTGAATCTAGGGCATCTTGGGCTTTGTCTAGGGCAGACTGATTTCTTATTTTTAATGCTTGCGCTAAGCTGAGGTCTGTGGTAGCCTTACTAAGTTGAGCCTTAGCCTCTGCCAATTTGGTACTTGCTTTGGCAAGCATATCTTGATATTCTTGTTCAGAAGAAGGAGCATTAAAAAATGGAAATCTCGTTTGTGATTGAGTGGGCGTCTGTCCTAATAGGCTTTGTATTAGGGTTGTTGACGTTCTTTGTTGGTGCAGTGGTAGTTGCTTATCGTATGAAGAAGTCTGAGCTTTCTGAGGTATATAAGGCCTCTGGAAAGCAGAAGAAGTAGAGGCTGTAGCTGCCTGTGCGCATAGCAGAGGGTAGCAGAATAAAAGGGTCGCAGTCAGTATCTGTGGCCCTTTTAGCGTCTTTCTTGGCTTCGGGTGCTCTCCCTCACCCTTGTTAGGGTGAAGCACTTGTAGTCCTTTTCTAGATTGTGTGGGGTGTTATACGTCTATTTTACCCTTTATTTGTGTTGGCTATTAATCTTCGTTGACTGCAAGATTGAGCAACCAAACGATGAAAGACAATACTGCTACAACTAGACCTACTGTGCAGTATCCGCTAAATTTTCCAAACCATGCAACGCAAAGTGTGCCGACAATTAGGAGTGCAAGACCTGCAAGTATGAACCCCCCTTTAATTTTATTTTCGAGAGATATTAGGCCAAAAGCTATAATAAAAGGCCACCCTAAAATGGCTGCTATTGGTATAATAATTAGCTCTAAAGAGTGGTCGCTTGTACTTTTTCCCATGGTGTCCTTTTCGGTTGTTGAGGAGATACTATCAGAAATCTAACATTTTCGACGTACATTGTCAAATCTTCATACCTTAGGATACTAGCAGAAAACTTTTTTGAAAATGCAAAAAAAGTGATAGTACCTCTAACTGAAATAGACTATTATGACTATTATGACTTATATTCCTATACGCGTATGTGTGTGCGTATGGGGGTACCGTGAAACTGGTTCATAATAGTTCTAAAGTTAAATAGGTCTGTTTTAGTGTGGTATAGTTTTTGTAAGGTCAACCGAAAGGAAAAAAGGAAATATGGAAGACGACAAAGTTACGGGATTTAATTTTTTGGATGTGCCTCTGGCCGAGGCACTCCAAACTTTGTATGAGGTCGATAATGTGAAAAAAGGCAAAGAAGTTTGTGCCTGTGGTCATGCTCTCGACAAGCACCGAGATTTAGGAATCGGTCGAAGAAGTTGCGAGCCTGGGAAACAATATTGCCCATGCAAATCAGTCAAAGCAGTTCTGAGAACATCGGACACGAGGTTCTTCCTTCGGAAGACCATCGGTGGTGGAGCATTACACGCTTTGGTGATGGGAGTAGCGTCTGCTACAAAAGCCGGAGCCGATGTAGAATGGTTAGTAGAGATGAAGTGCGAGAAGTGCGGAACTGCCGGACCAGTCTCTCCAGTACCAACAACTCAATATGGGATTGTGGTTTCTGAGGCATCAGGCTATGATGCTCTGTTATGTGTGAATTGCAGAGAGGCTAGATAGAGCAATGCTAGACAACGAAATTGAACGTCTACGCAAGTGTCCATCCTGTGATGGCGAAGGTCGTCAATGGGATACTCATGTCAAGGACTACACAATCTCTTGCGCTAATTGTGCAGGTGAGGGAGCTGTCTGCGGCAACTGCTACAAAGATGTCTTTACCTGCGATGGCGAAGATGTTTGTTGGGAATTGGACAAGGACGAGATTTTCGAGTACTATCCAGATGAAGAAGAAGAATAGGAACTGAAATGGAAGAGCAACCGTCACGTAAAAAGCGTCGCAGTCGGACAGAGATTCTGATTGACGATGCCATGAGCAATATCGAGCATGTGGAAGTCCAAACCGACTTCGGCGTTCTCAAGATTCTGTCTATGGGGGAAATGCCAATCGACCAAATGGTCATGTTCTCTCGTTCAGACAATGACGAGAAAATGCCAATCATGTTGGACTTTATCAAAATGTGCTTGGTAAATCCAGAAGATTGGGCTAAGATTGAAGAGCAACCTTTTGGTAAGGTGAATGGTATCCTCAAGCAGTGGATGGAAAAGAGTAGCGGAATTTAGTGAGCGACTCTGAAAGCAGAGTCTGTGGATGGTGCATGACTGGGTATCACGAATCCTGCAAACCAAAGATTGAGTTCTACGAAAAAGTGTGGTACTGTTACTGCACCAAATGCGACAATGACACAACGACAAAAGGAACAGATGAAAATGAGCAATCGTCTACAGAACCTCTTCTGGAAACTAACTCGGAAGAATAAGCCAAAACCATACGAGCATGGTCCTCGTTTTCTAGTAAGGAATGACAAGTGAATTTTTTCACCAACTGGTTCAAGAAAGAGCCAACTACCAAAAAGCAATTTAAGCATGAAGAGCAGAGCCTAGAAACTTTGCTCTCGGTGAACGACAACGGCTGTTGCAAAACAGAAAAGGCTGAAGCACCAAAACCAAAGCCAGCACCAAAAGTTGCACCAGCAAAAAAGCCAGTAGCAAAAAAGCCAGCACCTAAGAAGCCAAAGGCCGAGTAATGTTGGTGACCCCAAAGGTCGCAGCGAACCATCATCAGGTCTACCCATCCATGATTAGTTACATGGCGCAAAGAGGCTACATCACAAAGCATTATATCTACGGCAATAAAAGAAACTACGCTGTGGATTTAGATGAAGTCACTCTGCAACTTGAGTTAGGCTATGACCGAAAGCGAAAGCCTTTGTATAATCAAAACTGGTCTAGGCAACTACGAAACAAAGACGGCACTTTTGCCAAAAAGACACCATAACTGAAATCAGTTTTATAGAACCCCCCGCGGAATCCAGAACCCTTGGATTCTCGGGGGTTTTCTTTTGTTTCTAAATGGAAAAGTGTACCTGTGGCTCACCTCGCGCCCAAAAAACTTTTCAAACCACCCTCATAATGGTATTCGTTGGAAGTCTATAAAAGAGTTCCATCCGGAAGAGACGCCTACTTGCAACGAACGTTCGTTAGAAGTTCTAGCAGCCAGGTGCCCGGCCAGGCCATGTCTCTCCCCGCGGCCTGGTCGGGTCTTAACAATATAATAAAACGAAAGACGGCCCGTAGATGTCCCAGGAAATTTCAACCGACCCCCTTTTTCAGAAGCCTGAAGAAGAGACGCCTATTATAGAAATCAATGAACCGATTAACCTACGTCCAGACCTTTCGGAACTAGGTATCGAAGAGCATGACCGTGGTATCTGTGAAGACTCTTACGAGAACCGTGCTGTCTTACGTCGAGCAAAACTAAATTGGATTCCTGTCTACGCAACTAACGGAATCCCAACCGGACTCATCCAAGCAGTCTCCGAAGAGATGTCGACGCAAAAACGAATCATGTCTCTTCATGAGAAGAAGCCGATCCTCGCGAACCCTGACAATAAGAATTCTGATTATATAACTGGACTTGACTTAATAGCCGAACCCGCGACAGACTACCTCGTACCACCTTGGGTGATAGGAGCAACCAGAGCATGGATCAAAGAACAAGAAACGGGACTAACGTCGGCGCGAAGGAAGCCGGCCGCACTTCCCATGAGATGTGCTGCAGTGAAGGAGGATGGGATCCGCTGCCAACTTTGGACGAGCGGACGTCCACAAGATGACGGCCTTTGCCGCATTCACTTAAGAAGTTTGAAGCACCGGCCCGGAGATGACATCGAACGAGCTCGTGCGAAGTTGACCCAAGCTGCACCGTACGCCGTCGATATGCTGGAACAACTAATGGACACCGCGGAATCAGAACCGGTCAAGCTGAAGGCAGCAACCGAAATCCTCGACCGCGCAGGCGTGCATGCAGGATTCGATTTGAACACCAAGATTGACGTTGACGTCCGGCCTGCAGCTAGCATTATTATGGAACGCCTCAACCGACTCGCTATCAACGCAACCGACGCAGCGGCCCGCTTAGCGGACGCAGGGGTTCAACCGCAGGGTGACCCGAACATTATAGAAGCGGAAGTTGTTGAAACCGAGGGGACAGGATCCGACGATGAGTAAACTTTTAACGGACGCTCTATTAGAAGAGGCGACGCAGCTAGCTCAGCAGCTCCAAGATGACATCAAGTTAGCATCAACCCGCATTGAGCATGTAAGATTAACAGCAAGAGCAAATGAAGCCGCGCTGCTTGCGGAGAGACTGAAGGAATTAAATAAAAATGACGTCGACACCGAAACCCAAGAAACCGTCTAAGCGCGAGCTCAGGGACCGGATCGTCCAGGTAGCAACTTCTTACGAAGGTTATCAAGCCGCAGCGGGATCCGCGGACATCTTCTCATCAAAAGTTGGGAAGCCCGGAGCTCACTGGAACGGAATCTACGTCGACGTTGTCTTGATGGAGGCAGGCCTCGAGCTCCCAACAACTCACGTAGCCACCGCGGCAGCGTTGAGGTATTACATGATCAGCGGCCGACTTCACACGAAGCCGAAGCCAGGCGATGTCGCCTTCTTCGTATTTCCAACGGACGGCGAGACTGGCCCGTACAACCAGATGCACGTCGGGATTGTAACCGGCAGCGAGAACTTCTTACGAGACGGTTCGTTCAAAGTCATCGAAGGCCAGATCGATCCCGGCCTCCCGAAGTCTGGACTCCGACCAAAGAACGGCGTGCATGTACGCACGAGATATGCAACCGACGTCGTTGGATTTGGTCGGCCTGCACTGAAGCCAAAAGTTTTAACCGATGAGCTGCAGCAGCCTGAACTTCTAACGAAGCCCGTCATCAAAGCCAGCATCATGAAACCGGGACTCAAGCACAGGCAAGTAGCGTTGCTCCAGCAGGAGCTGAAGGCAGCGAGACTTTTCACGGGCACGTACACAGGCATTCTTGATGCGAGGACCATGGCCGCCGTCGCGAGTTTCCAACGGACCATTGGTTACGTGGGAAGTGAGGCGTCCGGCGTGCCAGACCGCCAGACTTTGGAACGGCTAGCTCAGATCCGCCAAACTTTTAACGTAACTGATTAAAGCAGAGAGGTCGAGGGACCGGCCGGGAGACTCGAGCAACTTTTAACGGAGTTCTATAAAAAGATGAGAGCTGCGGGGATCCGGCCGCGGACCCACTTTTAACGGACGTCTACGTGAAAAGTTTCAGAAGGCGAGCTCATCCAGGGGGCGGAGAAAACACCGCATAACACTAAATCGCTGACGTGTCAAATCGGCGTGGTACACTGTCCCCTATATTATTAATATAAGAAATAAAGAAAGACGGCGAGTCGGCCTGCTAACGCGAGAGGCCTGTAAGGAGAACCGATGACCTTCATCGAAAGCAACTACGTCGAATGTGAGGCCTGCTGGGGTGCAGGACGCCTAACCGATGAAGAACTCGACACGTGGGAGTGGTGCCCAGTGTGCGACGGTACAGGCGAGGTAGAGGTCGAGCCAGAAGACTCAACCGATGAGGAAATTTAAAATCATCAAATAAAAAATGTTTTACCATTAGGGTATGGAACATTTGGAAATTCACGTCATCACAACTGAGTACTCTGCTGAGTTGGCACTTGACGCTGGCTTGCTGGAAGAAGACGACACAGAACTCGTCTGCGACCACTGCGAGAAAAACCTTGGTAGCGACCCCGAGACCTACAAGTTCTCGCCTTTCTGTATCGCTATGAACGACAAAGAAGTCTGGTTCGTCTGCCTAGATTGCTCAGCCCCGCTGATTTACCCCGCTGGCTAGAACTTCTCACGAAGAAATCGTTTGTTTATACTTCTAAATTATCTCTCTACGCGAAAATCCTCGTTATCATTTCGTTATCAAACTTTCCACGAAAAGCCCTATCTCGATTTGCTTTATGTCGGGGGGTAGGCGTAATGTAGTCCTTGTTCAGTTATCAGAGAGGAAAACAAAATGGCTGAAAACACAAATCCAAGTGCTACAAAGGTAGGCGAGGCTCTTTATTTAGAGTTCCGCAAGGGCGTAAATACTGCCCAAGTAATCATCACTCCCGAGGCTCTAACTTCGGCAGGTGTCTATGTTCCAACTTCTACTTGGCGTAGGCAGATTTCACAATGGTCGCCACGCAAACAATGGTCGCTCTATACCCCAGAGGGCGAAGTCGTTAGAAGTCGTAGCGAGAACGCAAAACTTTCGGGTTCGCTAGGAATTGGCAACTCGTCTGCTGGTGCTTACGAGTATGCGACAGAGGCTCTATTGCCTCTCACCACAACACTCAACAACCTAATCAACAACGAGTGGGCTTTGTTTGAGAAACCTATTGTTGTAGAGTTCTCGGAAGAGGACTTGGCAAACACAATCAACAACGAAACCCCACAAGCCCTTATTCGCAGAATACTCCGAGTTCGCAAAGAGTTCGGTTTCCCAGAAGAACTAATCGCAGAAGAAAAGTAAGAGAGGACTTTCTAATGACTACAACAACAACAATCCAAACAGCAGAGTTTGAGGCTATGACCCCAACTAAGCGACTAGAACTTGCTGATAGACTTTATGAGGGTCTTGGCAATCTACTCGCTATGGTCGGTTCGCAAAACACAGGGTTCTACCCAACTGCCTCTGACTACGCAGACTTGCTAGAAACCCACAAGGGTAAAGCAAGCGAACTTACCAAGCGTAATGCCTCTGACCCGACAGCGAAAGCAAAGGCGGAAGATGTGAGCATTGAGGCATTGGTTGGCGAGAACTCCTACGCCCGACCTAATGGCGAACTTTACTACTCTCGTATGTGGGGCGACCACCAAGACATACAGGTTCTACGCAAAGCCCGAGAGAACAAGCAGTTCATCTTGCTCTATGGAAGTCCTGGCTGTGGCAAAACTGCTCTCGTTGAGGGTGCGTTCCAAGACGACCTATACACTTTGCTCGGCACAGGCGACACAGAGGTTTCAGACTTTGTTGGTTCTTATGTTCAGACCCCGAGTGGTGGATTTGAGTGGATTGACGGAGTTCTAACCCGAGCAGTAGAAGAGGGCAAAGTTCTTCTGATTGACGAGGTTGGTCTGATTGACCCGAAAGTTATGTCGCTTATCTATGGACTAATGGACGGACGAGACGAACTAATCATCACCACCAATCCCGAGCGTGGAACTATCAAAGCAAAAGCAGGGTTCTATGTAATCTGTGCCACGAACCCTAATGCGCCTGGGGTTCGCCTATCAGAGGCTCTGCTATCTCGCTGTGTAGTTCAGGCAGAAATGACTACTGATTGGAACTTGGCAAAGAAGTTGGGCGTTCCTGCCTCAATCACAACTGCCTCACAGAACTTGTCGAAAAAGCAGAAGTCGGGTGAAGTTTCTTGGTCGCCACAAATGCGAGAACTCCTAGCGTTCCGAGACTTGGCAAACACTTTCGGCACTAAGTTCGCAATCGCAAACTTGCTGGCAGTAGCCCCAGAAATGGACAGGGCTGTTGTAGCAGATGTATTCACCCGAGTATTCGGTGAAGAGTGTCTGCCAGCAAAAATCTAGATAACCTCTCTTGTCTAGTCGGGGCAGGGTAGTCAGAAATGGCTACCCTGTTTCTGCCCCGATTTGACTTGATGTATAAGAGGGCGTAAAGTAAATACCACAAAGTCATTTATGAAAGGAAACGAAATGGCACATCTAATAAACAACTCTGATAAAGAGCGTAAGACCCCGAGCGAGTGGTTGGGCGTTGGTGCGAGCATTGGCAAAGTAGTCAATGATTGGGCTATGCGAGACGACCTCGTTGTATTTGTTGGCGAGGAATTGTCGGCTAACGCACCTGCTCTATTCGACCCTGCCAAAGCAGAGATTGAGGTCAATACCAAAATCGCTTTCGGCAACTACGCTAACCCGACTTGGATTGGCGACTTCACAGACAGGGATTGCCAATTCGACTTTCCCCGAGCAACAGGGGCAATCTTTCACGAAAGCCTACACGCCAGATTTACTCGCTGGTCATTAGAGCAATCATCAAAGGACTTAGAGCCTCGGGTCAATGAGATACTTCACCTGCTAGAAGAGGGTCGCATTGAGGCTATGGGCGTTCGTGTAATGCCAGAGAACAAAGAGTTCCTACGCACCTCGGCGTTAGAGATTGTCCTAGCAAGCCTAGACCAGAGTGAAGAACCTATTGGTTCGGTTCGTGGTATGGCGAAAGTTGCCTCGCTCGTTGGTGCGAGAATTGACGCTGGCGTTCTACGCTTGCGAGATGTATCAGATGTGATTGACCTAATCAAAGAGGGTCTAGGTGAGGCTCTTTACGAAGAACTACGCTCTATCTGGTCGCAAGCACAACGCCACTACCAGCACAACAACGCAGAACCTCTTTACGCTCTTGCGAAGATGTGGGATAAGTTGGTCGAAGAAGAGGCAGACAAGAGGGGCGAACCTAAGGGCGGTGGCGGTGGTTGCGGTGGTCTCTCTGTGCCAGCAGATAGCCCACTTGGTAAAGCAATCAAAGAGGCTCTTGACGAGGCGAAAGACCAATCAGAGATTGGTGCGAACTCGGCTCTCGCTGACCAGCAGACCAAAGAAGATTGGGAAAAAGAGGCTAAGGAAAAAGCGAACTCTGCCAAGCAACAGCACGAACACAAGAAAACTGCCGAGCAGGTATTCGGGCGTAAAGCAGACGGAACTAGCGAAATGGAAACTAGCGGTTCTCACTCCACGCTGAAAGAAACTCGCAAGCCCACTTCGGCAGAACGAGTTGGTGCGGTCAAGATTGCCCAGATGTTAGAAAAGGCAAAGTATCGTGAGCGTGATTTGACGATTGTTGGTTCGGTAGTTCCTGCTGGCAAACTACGCACGAAGTTATTGGTTCAGGCACAGGCTCTCAAAGAGCGTGGCGTTCTAACTCCTGTTGAGGCGTGGCGAAAGAAAACTCGCAAGCAGACAGACGAGCCTACGCTGACGATTGGCGTAATGGTTGATGTGTCTGGTTCTATGGGGAACGCTATGAACCCTATGGCGAGTATGGCTTGGATTATGTCCGAGGCTGGAAAACGAGTTCAGGCTAAGTCGGCTATGGTCTATTATGGCGAGGGCGTGTTTCCAACTTTGCGAGTTGGCGAACGCCTAGATGAAGTCAAAGTTTACTCGGCGGTGGACGGAACTGAAAAGTTTGATAAAGCGTTTCAGGCTCTCAATGGAACTTTGGACTTGCTCTATGGCTCGGGTGCGAGATTGCTCGTTGTAGTTTCAGACGGGGCTTACACCACCGAAGAACAGCGAGCCTGTAAGAAGTGGATAAAGGAGTGCGACAAGAACGGAGTTGCTGTGGTCTGGCTCAACTTTGATAAGAGTTGGGGCGAGGGCTACATCAAGGACTTTCTCAATGGCACGACAGGCGAGTATCTTCTGATTGGCGACAAGCCCGAAGAAGTTGCCACCGAGATTGGCAAGAGGGCAAGCAAATCGCTCTCGGCAATCGGCAAGCGGAACGCCTAACCGATAGGTTTGGTTTGGGGCTAGGTATCGTTTCCACCTAGCCCCGAGCCGATTTGACTAACCGATACAAAGAGAGGACAATAAGGGTTATGACTAGAAGTTGGTTTACAGAGTATTCATACGGCGATGAAGATGAACTTGCCGTCTACGAAACTAGTTGGTGGACGAGGGCTATGTGGGATAACATACACCACAGAGATACAGAGTGGGGCATTGTGCTTGCCGACCACTACGACAAGAAAGTCCACGACTTCTCGAAAGTAGACAGAGATGAGGGCGAACTAGTTTGCCAGACCTGCGAACTAACCCCAGAGGAACTAGACATAAAGCCCACCAAAACAGACGAGGACATTATTTATTCTTGACTTGACTTAGGTTGAGAAGTGTGAATAATAGAAGTAGGCAGAGAGAGGAAAACAAATGCCAAACTGGGTATCAAACTGGGTAAGCGTTCAGGGCAAGAAAGCAGATGTCGAACGATTTATCGAAAAAGCACAACAGCCTCGTCCAACAGGTATCAACGAGGAAACAGGCGAGTTGGAATACTCGTCAGACGAGCAAGAGGTCTTGTCGTTCTGGAACTTTATTGCCCCACCAGAAGAGGCAGTAAAGAGTGGCGAATACTTTGGCACTCGGGGTTTCATTGATGGCGAGTCAAAGGGCGACAGCCCTAACAACTGGTATTCGTGGAACAATCGTGAGTGGGGAACGAAATGGGACGCTTGCCACCTAGACCCTCACGAAATCGAAGTTGAGGGCGACAACGCCACAAAGTCCTACTCGTTTGAGACAGCGTGGGGTATCCCCGAGCCTGTGTTTGAGGCTATGGTCGAACAGCACCCCGAACTCAATTTCGACTTTGAGTGCGAAGAAGAGCAGGGTTGGGGTGCGGAGTATCGCGGCGAAGAGGGCGAAATCTCTTTGGTCAAACAATGGGACATACCAAACAGCCACGCCGACTATGTTGAGCGTGATAGAGAAAGTAATTGTAATTGTGCTTGGAGTGAGGACACCGAGGATTGGTATGCGGATTGCCCACTACCCGAGGGTGGAACTGCTGGCGAAGAGGCACAGATTATTTACCAATAAATGAACTTGACGCACCTCGCAAGAGGTGTGTAAGTTTGTTTATAGAAAGCGAGGACAAGTGGCAACATCAACAATAAAAGACCTAATCCAATGGGCAGAGGGCAGAGACCCTGACGAGCCTGTGCTGTGGTATCTATGGACTAAGGACGAGATAGCAGACCGCTTTCCAGACGGACAGCACATCACCAACGAAGAGGCAGACAGGGTTCTAGACGCTTTCTCATTTCCCGACTACTCTTGGGACGGAATAAACGAGAACTTTTGCGAGGCTCTTGACGAAGAGTTCGGCAGGTTTCGTTGCCAAGATTGCGGTGATTACGACAAAGAGGCACAGGTGGTAAATGACGAAACTACTTGTCGTGGTTGCGGTGAGGAAAAGGAAGTCGTCTGATGTACACGACCATAAAAGAACTCATTGAGAAGTTGTCCAAGCAAGACGAAAATGAGAAAATCTATGCGATTATCTGGGATAAGACAGACCTAATGCCTGACTTGCCAGACGGACAAGAGTGGTCAGAGGCACAAATCACCAAAGTCTTTGATAACTTTTCGATTGACGACAACTCTTGGGAAGCAATCGGTCTTGACGAACAACACGCCAGAACCTCATTGGAAGAGTTCCGGTGCGAAAACTGCTACGATTTTGACCTACGAACAATTCAGGCTGGAAGCCACCGAGAGTGTCCGACCTGTGGCGAAGAGGAAGAGGTTGTCTAGTGCGAAAGATATACCGAATAGTCGGTTTTCGTGATAAAGAGACCGAAATGGGGTATGGCGACCTACTAAACAAGGTCGTTGAGGTCAAAAATAGCGTAAAAGTCGAAGTAAATGCTGATACCGCTGTGTTTTGGCAAGAAAAACACCCAAATTTGGAGTTTGGGCAGGTTTTTACGATAAATTATGTCTTTGGTTCGCAGGTAGGCAACCGAACTTTCGGATTTTACGAGGATTTGCCTGAAATGGTCGCAGAAAACTCAATTCAGATGAAGTTTTTAGGCGAGGAAGAAGAGAAAATTGTCTGATTTGGTCGGAAAATACGCAAAAATCGTCAAATACGAGCCTTTTGTGGATAGAAGTGCGCCTCTAATAGTCAAAAAAGGCACGATTTACGAGATTTTGGCCTATAAAGACGGTATGAGGGGAAAATACTACTATTTTCGGGAAAGACGGGCAGGATTGGGCAGTTATGCGATTTATGAGGCCGAAATTGAGTTTGAGGTCGTAGAAATCGAAGAAAATGTGTTTTCGTGATAAGTTCGTTATCTAACTTTTGACGAAAAAGCCCAAAAAGGGGCTATGATTATACAAACGAGCAAAAAGGAGTAAAAATGGGCGACAGGTCTCACATTGTAATTCGGACAAGCAACCCTGCTGATACGATTACCCTCTACGGACATTGGGCAGGAACTACCAACATTGACGCTGTGCGAAGTGTTATGAGCCGAACAAAAATAGTGGGCGACATTTCGTATCTAACCGCAGAGTTGTTTTACGAGTTTGCGGTTGTTGAGGGCAAATACACAGGTGTCGGGTTCGACAGTTATGGTATCTGGGTTGGTGATGATGACGGTGCTTGGGCAGACAATCCGAGCGTTTATGTAAATGCCGAAGACGGAACTTTCGACTATGAGGGCGAAACCGAAGAGGGCGAAGAAGAAGAAGAAAATGTAATGCTTGACCAAGACATAATTCACCGCTAAGATAGACACATCAAACGAGAGGCAAAAATGGCAAAGGCAAACTTTTACCGCTTTGCGGTGTATGGCATTTCAGGAGTAGAACGCATTGAGGTAATTGCTACCAGCGTTCCCGAGGCGGTCAAAACTGCCGAAGAGTGGGAACTTGACGGACAGCGACCAATCAAGGTAGAACTAATGAGTAGCACAGCAAGCAAATACGAAATGCTAGGAACGGAATAGAAATGCGTTATCGTGTAGCACTAGGCGAGGTTATTCGTGAGGAACGATTAGCACAGCAACTATTCCAGCGAGAGATTGCTCGTAGAGGCGTAATCTCGGTTGGACACCTCAGCGATGTTGAGCGAGGTCAGAAAGAGATTTCGTCTGAACTCTTAGACGGAGTTGCGGGTGGGCTTGGCGTAAAAGCATACGAACTCGTAATACGAGCAGGTCTAAAAATGGCAGGACAAGAGATACCAGACACGCCAGCCGAACTGCTCGACACCGCACTACAATTTGGATTTGACAAAGAACTCACAAATCACTAAACTCATTACATCAAGCAACACCAAAAACTAGGAGAAAAAATGTCAGAAAAAATTTCAGTTCAGGGTCTAGTGGCAACAACACCACGACACCTCATTACGCAAGACGGACTACCGATTACCTCGTTCCGTATGGCAAGCACTCACCGCAAGTTCGACAGAGTTAGCAAAAAGTGGGTGGACGGCGAAACTAATTGGTATACCATTACGGCGTTTCGTCAGTTGGCAATCAACATAGCAGGTTCGGTTTCTAAGGGCGAGCGAGTTATGGTCAGCGGTGCGTTGCGAGTTCGTGATTGGGATAACGGCGAGCGAGCAGGAACTTCTGTTGAGATTGAGGCAGAGGCAGTTGGACACGACCTAAATTGGGGAACAGGAACTTTCACCAGAACTATTCTTGTGCGTGAACCAGATGAAGAGCCAGACGAGCCAGAAACCTTTGCTAAGATTGTAGTAGAGCCAGAGGCTTTGACTATGCCACCAACCAAAGAAACACCAGCACCAGAACCAGAAATGGTCTGATAGAATTGGAGTGTCGGGTTTGCCCCCTCGTTTATCCCGACACTCCATAGCCAATCGGGTTTGCCCCCTCATTTACCGATTGGCAAAAGAAAGCCCCTGCGTTGAGTTTACTCCGCAGGGGTTTTCGCTTTCTTGTAGCAGCCAGAAATAAAAAATAAAAACCGCTAATAAGTTATGAACCTGTTATCCGCCAACTTGCCACCAACGCCATTTCTTCGCTATAATAATTACACAAGCAAACGAGAGGACACAATGCTTTCACCACTAGAAAAATACCCAGACCAATCGCTAACAGAACTATTGCCACAATGGTTATGGGGAATTACCATAAAGAATTACAAAGACAAAATTGTAAAACGAGTTCTATGGCAAGACGGAAGTATTACGCTTACTTTCTGGGAACGACCAGAACTGCGAACCTACCAATACGAACACACAAACACAATGGACTTTCCAACAACAGCCGAGTATGTCGCTTGGTTGCCAACACTAGAAAATTGGAACGGAGTAAAGTAATGGGATACAGCAACTACCCCGAGGGGTCAATGATGGGGTCAGGCATTTATTCAGTAGAAGTTGAGTATGATGAGTTCTTCTGCGAAAATTGCGAAAAGACCAACGAAGAGGGAACAACCTCAACTGATGATTGGGGCAACTACATTGTTGAGTGCGAGTTCTGTAATTACACGCACAAGGAGAGTAGCCTGAAACAAGACCGAGACGACTACTACCAAGATTAGTCAAACAACCCGAGCAAGTTGTAAAACTGCTCACCACGCCTCGGGCGGAAAAATAAAAAATTTTTGCTGCTACGCAGCAAAAAATAAAAAATAAAAGCCTCATTTATAAAATGAACCCGCCGACCCCGACTTGCTAATGTCGCCCAAGTGTGTTTAGATTGTAGTGTGGAACAACCCCCACAAATGAGGAGAACAAAATGTCGGAAACTAACTACAACCCAGACTTCCTAACCGAAGACCAAATCCGTATCAACTTGCTACAAGAGCAAGCAACAGCACAGGCAACAGAGTTGTCGAACACCATTGACCGCCTAAAATCAAAGACACAGCGAGTAAGCGACCTCAATGATGAAAAGTATCGTGCCTTTGAGATTATCAAAGACGCAATCGAAAGCGACGACATTGAGGCTGACGCTGATTGGCTCAAAGAAGTTGCCGAGGTATTCAGTTGGGAACTCAAACGAGAAGTAAATGTGAGGTTCACAATCACAGGAACGGCTAGTGTAAGTCTGCCTTACGGCAAGGAACTAAGCGACTTCTCTTTCAGTTCGTCAGATGTTTCGATTGATTGTGATGGCTGGAACAATGATGCCGAGGTATCTGTCGAAGACCACCAACTCGAAGACATAGACGAAGAGTAAACCTGCGACCTGAGCAAGTCCTAAAACTGCTCAACAAACACCGCCGCGAAAAATAAAAAATTTTACGGGGCTACGCCCCGTAAAAATAAAAATCAAAATCTTCATTTATAAATGAACACGCCGACCCCCGACTTGACTTATGTTGCGTTGTGTGGTTTGATTATAGAGTAGGGCAAATCGACAATCCTACAAAGGAGATGGTTGCTATGAGCAACGACAACAACGAGGGTGTAAAGCCCGACAACATTTCAGACAGCCCTGAAATTGTTGTTATCACCAGCACCAAAGTTCGCAAGGCTCACGCCGACTTTGTTCAGGCAAAGTTAGACGAGAACAACGCAAAGGAACGCAAGGCAAAAGCCGAGGCAATTCTTCGTGAGGCTCTCGGTGAGTTCGGCAAAGTTGGATACTTTGGCAAGACCAAAGCGTTCAGCCTTGTATCAAGCAAGAACACCAGCGTCAAGCGTGATGTTCTAGAAGAAAAATACCCTGTCGCTTTCGCAGACGAAGAAGTGTGGAACATCACTCCTTACGACTACATACGCACAGCGTAGTTCTTCACAACCTAAGCAAGTTGTAAAAAGGCTTACCTTGTTAGGTTGGGTAGGTGGTAGGTGTGTTCTGTGAGGCACACCTATCACCGCCGCCGAAAAATAAAAAATTTCCGCTACGCGGAAATAAAAATAAATTTTCCGCTACGCGGAAAAATAAAAAAAATAAATTTCCTCGTTAGCGGGGCTACGCCCCGCGACCGAGGAAATAAAAAATAAAATCAAAACCATCATTTATAAAAATGACGCCGCCGACCCCGTTTGCGTATCGTTGCGTTTTGTGGTTAGATTATAGTGTGAGGACAATCTCACAAGAAACGAGGAAAAATGTCGGAAAAGGTTATCATCACAATCCAAATGGACGCTCAGGAAGTCTGGTCTAATGTGCTAGGTTCTGCTTGGGAAGATTGGGATTGGTGGGAAAAAATCAAATACAGCGAAGGTTCTGATTGGGATAAGGTAGGCGAAATTACGCTTTCGATTACCGACCCAAATGACGAGGAAAAGGTTATTACCAAAACCCTCGGCGTTCAGGATTTGGCAAAGGCTTACGCCGAGTTAGCCTCTAAGAACTACGGCGGAACAAATCTAGACATACACGACCTAGACGCTGTGTATGGCGATTGCGTCTTACAGCAAGCAGTTCTCGGTGATGTTGTCTATGGATAACACTCGACAATCGTTGAGGAAGATAGCCCGAGTGTTCTACGGAATAGGAAACTTTTTTATGTCCGTAGAACACAGGGTTTATCTGAAACAACGCAGAAAGGAAAAGTAATGAAAACGAGTTGGGATACAAACCGCAAAAAGAACCTAATTCCGAATTACAAGATTGACGAAAAACTAAAAACCTTTGAGAGTTTTGAGAATTACAACAGAACTATCACCGCTGTTCGTAATGGCTCTCTCTACTCAATCACTCATTGGGATACAGTAATTCTGAATTATGATGTTGATAACTCAGAAATCTTGTTCTTCCGGTCTTACTACATCAGCAACACAACAAGTAAATTGGTTGGCAGACTTATCCGAGCATTTCCGCAAGGAACTTTTGATAGACTGCTAGAACGGCAACGACCACAAGACCGCTCACGCCTAATGCGTATGCGTAAAGGCAGTAGCAACCAACAGCCAGAAATCATTTACGCCTAACATTTGCCCTCACCGCAAGGTGGGGGCATTTGGCGTTCCAAATAAAAAATAAAAAATAAAATCAAAAGCCTCATTTAGAAAAAGACACCGCCAGCCCCGAGTTGCGAAATGTCGTAGGTTCGTGAGAAGATTATTATGCGAGTATCTCTCGCAGAAAACGAGGTGATTACTATGGCAGAAATGCCCAATCTACACATCTGGACTTCTAACCACACTTACTTACGAGATGGCACAAATCAAGTAAGTATGAGCGTTAGAACCTACATCAAAAACCTTGATGATGACTACAACAACAGCACAGCAATTTCCGAGGCACAAGTTATTTTTAGCGTTGAGGGATTTGCTAGGTTTGTCGGAGAGATGAACGAACATCTCGAAAAAATCAAGGCTGAGGTAGCCGAGGTTTCCGAAGTAGCGTAGCCAGACCCAAGCCCACCCGAAAGGGTGGGTGAGGGGTCGGCAAAAATAAAAAATTTTGCGCTACGCGCAAAAATAAAAAAAAATAGAATTACACCGCTGCGCGGTGAAATTCTAAATAAAAAATAAAAACCTTCATTTATAAAATGAACGCCGTCGCCCCGTTTGCGTAATGTCGCCATTTCCGATAAACTAGAACTACGGAGTGTGTCCGTAGAAAACGAGGAGTAATGAGTTGTAAGTGTGAAGACCGCCCCGCTTGCGGTTGCCTTAGCGAAAGCGGATACTACGATTACGCCGACCCACACGACTACGCAGACGAACAGCGTGAAAAGATGTTCTCTGACGAAGACGGCTGTGAAATGTGCGGTGTTCGCTGGAACAGGCAAGACAACGAAGACGACATAACTCAGGGTTTCCACGCTGAGTGTGCCGACACTATCGTAATCTAACAAAAACCTAACCTGAGTAAGTTATCAAACTGCTCACCCAACAAAAATGAGAGGAAACAAAGTGCCAAAATACAGAATAACCTCAACTATTCAGTTTGAGTTTGAGGGAGAGTTTGCCAACGAAGCAGAAGCAGAAAAGTTTGCTGGCAACTACGACAACCTACAATACTCAATGCCTGTCGAACTAGACATTGAGGAACTAGAAGACGAGGAAGAAGATGAGTGAAACCAGAGAAAACCCATACTTGTCTTACTCGCTAGATAGTCTAGGAACTATCGCACAGCAATACGCTCTAATGCTTGGTGGTGGGCAAACCACGCTAGGCAACGGCGACAATCTAGGCGAGGCATACGAACAAGTATGCGAGGCAATCGAAAGTCGTCAGGAAACGGATTATTGTAAGCACGGAAACTTCCGTTGGACAGACCACGATATTCCTTGCGGTGCTTGCGAGTTTGGCGAGGACTAACCAGCAACCAGATACCAGCCGAAAGGTTGGTATTTGGTGTTGCGAAAAATAAAAAATTTGCTTCGCAAATAAAAAATAAAAATCAAAAGCACAGATAAAAAAGCATCGCCAGCCCGCCGCTTGACTTTCCAAGCGTTTCGTAGTTAGATAGTAATGTGAGGACTACACTCACAGAAAACGAGGATAGTAGTATGTGCGACAACCCTGAACACAACCACGAAATACCTGAAATGAGCGAGGCAGAAGTAGAAAAACTGTTTATGCTCGCAGGTGCGTTGGTGCTAGGTATTCAGTATTCCTTTGACCCGTCAGTAAATTTCCAAGAAGCACCAGAGGAAATTATAGAAATGGGGAAATGGGAAATGATGGTCAGAACCATAAGTATCAAAAACGAACTAGGTGAACTGATAGACACAATCCTAGAACGGCAAAGCGACAACAAATTTGAGAACATAATCAAAGACTTTGATTTGTAAGAGCACGACCTAAGCAAGTCGCAAAAAGGCTTACCCACCTAAACGAGAGGAACAGATAACTAATGGCAGACTTTTACGGCGTATCAGTTTTGCTACCCCACGCAAAGGCTATTGCTTGGGATACTTGCCACAAGATTTATATCTTGATGGACAACGAACAAGTAATAAAAATGCGTGAATACGGCTACGGCGACGAAAATGACCCAGACAGCCTAATCACCGCAGAGCAAATGACCAAGCAAGAAATGTTAGACACTATCCAAAAGTGGTATAACAGCAGTTGCTCATTACGCTTTATCAACGCAGTATCAACTGTGCCAGAAGGCACAGACCCAAATGAAGGGTTCGAAGTTATTATCGGTCAATTTGACGACGAGGACGACGACACCGACGACGAGTATTAGACCCCCCTCGCAACCTGAGCAAGTTGATAAACTGCTCACTAAACACACCGCCGCAAAAATAAAAAATTGCGCTCCGCGCAAAAAATAAAATTGCCGCTGCGCGGCAAAATAAAAATCAAAACCAGCATTTATAAAATGCAGGCCGTCGCCCTCGTTTGACGGACACGTCCGTTTGTGACAGACTAGTTATGCGGACACCGTCCGTAGAAATCGAGGACAAATTGGAAACTGAAACAGAGAGAGTCTGTGTCTTAGAAATCAACTCAGACTGCACTTGCGAAGAGTATGACGAAGAAACAGGCGAAAGCAAAGTAGACGACAACGGCTATCCCGTTATGTCTAATTATTGCTACGGTTGCTACGATGACGACCTAGTGGCCTTGAAGTATGACGTATTACCTGAGTGGCTTGGAGCAAACGGTTGGGATACCGACACCAGAGTTACAATCAGAGGCTCAAGGATGGGTTGGACAAACGATAGCGGGTATCTAACTACCACAATCGAATCAGCAGAAAAATTGCTTGATAAGTTGCGTATCAACGGCGACTACACCTTGCGATTCTATCGCAAGGGTAAGAACCTTGAAGTTGTAAGGTCAAGCCACGACGAACTTGGAGCGTTGTTTGAGTTTGAGTTAGCCGAAGAAAGTGATGAAGATTACTAACAGTAGTCTACCTAGCCCTGCCGAAAGGCAGGGTTAGGCCACTTGCGGCGGAAAAATAAAAAATGCGCTACGCGCAAAAATAAAAAATAAAAATCAAAAGCTCAATTAGAAAAGCATCGCCCGCCCGCCGACTTGCGTAATGTTGCCGTTTGTGAAAGAATTGTCTTGCGGGACTATCCGCAGAAACGAGGAAATCATGGGATTAGACATGTATCTTTCGGTTCGCAAATACGCTTCGGAGTATTCAGGCGACATACCGAAAGCCGACATCGAACAGGCAATTCGCCTATTCGGTTTCAATCCGTCAGAAATGGGTTCGGGCTACACCGCCGCAGAAATCAGACTGACCGCTATCTATTGGCGTAAAGAGAACGCTATTCACAACTGGTTTGTGAAAAATGTTCAAGACGGAATAGATGAGTGCCAAAAAGCGATGGTATCAAGAGAGCAACTAGAAAAACTGAAATCGGAGTGTGAGGTTGTTCTAGCCTTTCCAGAGAAAGCAAGTAGTGTCTTACCGACAGCCAGCGGGTTATTCTTTGGTGGAACGGAGTTTGATGACTGGTATTATGAAGGCATCAAGATAACTCGCGACAAACTCGCTAAGATACTCACCGACCCGACCTTCAAAGATTGTGAATTTGAATACCAATCTAGTTGGTGATAACCGCCCTGCCCTCTCTACGGAGAGGGTAGGGTCATTGCCGCGAAAAATAAAAAATGCGCTTCGCGCAAAAAAATAAAAATTTCGCTGCGCGAAATAAAAGCAAAACCTCAATTAGAAAAGCATCGTCGTTCGCGCCGTTTGACTAAATCGCCAAACTATGAAAGACTAGTTATGCGAACGCCGTTCGCAGAAACGAGGAAAAATGTCTGAAACAAAGAAAGCAGTTGTTGTTCAGCCGAACGGAACTGCCGAAGTTATTGAGTTTACCAGCGATACCGCTCTGGCAACTCTACAAAAAGCAGTAGACGGCTACATCGAACCCGTATCCCTTGACGAGAATTTCGTTATGTGGGTAAACGAAGAAGGGCTACTACGCAACGACCTAGTATCAAACTATGTCGGAGCAATTCTTTACCAAGAGGTATTCCAAATTCCAAATCCAATCAACGGCACTATCGTCTTTACAGGCGGAACTGACGAAGAGGGCTACACGCAGGGTCTAACCACCGCACAAGTATTCGCAGCGTTGAGTATGGCGGATGTAGCCTACAAAGCATCAAACCAGCAATAAGTTTCCCTCGAAATCACCTGAGCAAGTGGCTAAACTGCTCTCTCCTTGCCTTTGGCAAAAATAAAAATTTGCGCTTCGCGCAAAAATAAAAAATAAAAACACATTTAGAAAAGCAAGCCGCTCGACCCGATTTGCGTTTAGTCGCGTTCTGTGGCAAACTGATTATGCGGACACTCCGCAGAAACGAGGAAAAATGTTTATTGTCGAAGACATAAGAACTTGGTTTACGCCCTCAACTATCGACGAGTATCGTAGACTAATAAAACAGCCAACTCACAAAATAAATAGTGAAGATGAAGTTTGGAACAACTCTCTAAGTCTTTCTCAGTTTGTAGTCTACGGATACCCTAAGCCGAGAGATTACGGACAGGTAAACTCAGGCTACCAACGCACTTCCGAGCCTATGAAACTAGGGTTGGTATCGCCAGAAGATTACGAGTGGCAAATTGCCGTAGAAAACTACTACCAATCAAACTTGTTCGGTCAATACATACTGAACGATGAGATTAGAGAGCCAAAACTTGCCAAAAGTAAGTATCGCCTACACTACGCTAGGTTGCTACTTCCGTTCAAGCCCTTCCATTGGTCAAGTAGAGATTATTGGTCAAAAGAAGGCTCTCCGTTTATTCCCTGCTACTACATAGAGCGACTAGACGAAACAGGCAAAAAGGTCAGGAAATACATAGATTACTTTGCCGTAGACAACGCTTTCGTCTTAGAGCCTACGGGTTGGAACAAATCAGGCAGACGCTCACACACAATCCCCGAAGATTGGCTGAGTGGCAGACTTGATGGACTAGACGGATACGCCAAATTCGCATAACCCACGCCCTACACCGCAAGGTGTAGGGTTTGGCGTTTGCGGAAAATAAAAAAAATTCGCTGCGCGAATAAAATAAAAAATAAAAAATCAAAAAACACATTTACAAAAAACACGCCGCGCCCGCCCGTTTGACTTTCACCGCTATCGGTGGCAAACTATAAATGTAGAGCGGCGGCCTTTCGTTCCCCCCCCCCTGATACCGCCGCTCTACACCTACAAATCGAGAGGAATAAAATGTCGCTAGATTGGAACGCGTCAAAAGTCCCAAACATAGATTGGGACAACGAAGATGAGTCAAACCGAGTTGGTCGGTTCGCCTTTGTCTTGATGTTTCTCGGTATCGGTTCGGTATCGGAAACCAATGTTGCCGAAGTAATTGTTCGCAACAAAATCCACGAGGCTTTGTTCGGGCCAGCGTATTACTACATAGACGAGGCCACAGGCGTTCGCAAGAGCGCTTACGACGCCGAGTTTATTCGCAAAATGGTCGGATACAGCACCAATGTTAGCACCGAGCCAAGAGCGAAGTGGCTAAAGCGTATGACCGACAGCGCAATCGCAGACCAAGTTAGGCAAGCCCCCCAAGCCGAGCCAGCGTTAGTCTAAGCACCAAGACCTGAGTATGTCTAAAACTGCTCACCCACTCCAACAGCAAGGACAAAAATGCCAAAAAAATCAGTAGTTGATACGAGTGCCAAAGTGTGCGAAATGTGCCTACGAAATCCAGCAAAGGTTGATGTAGTAGTGCCAATGGGCTTAGGCGAAAACTACGGCTGGGCTTATTGCGAAATGTCGCTATGCGCCGTATGTGTCGAAAGTCTGCCAGACCTGAAAACCAAATAGAACCGCACCTGAGCAAGTGATAAAACTGCTCGCCTCAAAAAATAAAATAAAAAATTGCGCTCCGCGCAAAATAAAAAATAAAAGCAAAATCCTCATTTAGAAAAGCATCGCCGTCGCCGCCGTTTGCGAATGTCAGCGTTATGTGGCAAACTGATAGTGCGGAACAACCCCCGCAGAAATGAGCAATCGTGGAAACAGCAACTACCGCAACACTTGAGGTTCTAAATAAAATGTTCCTCGAAAACACTGGTCGCAGTTTTTTGGACAGTGGCAATGCCTACGGTCGGCACTTTGAACGCCAGCAGTCGATTAGTAACGCCGAGCGTGAGCAGGGAAAAACCAGCGTCGATGAATGGGGAAACATCACCGTTCCATTATTCCCAGCAATTTCGGCTGTGGTTGAGTATGACCCTGAACTAAATGAACAGTGGAAAAAATTCGATGCCGAACACCCTGACGATTCTTGGCACGATACGATGGGAATGTTCTTAGATGAACTAGGCGTTTCAAGGACTGGCGACCTTTACAGTGACAGTTTCCGCTACGGGGTCAATTCTTACAACAGCGAAAACTACCTGAGCCAAGATTTCCAAGCCGAGATTTTTGCTTACGGTTTCGAGATGTATGCCCTGCTTCAGATTCACGGTGGCACTGACATTCGCGGAGGATACACCGCACCCGTAGTGTTCAAGTGCGACTGGGAATCCTTAGTGACTCTAGGGCAGACAGCGTTCCTGAACTGTGCCGAATGTGATTTTGATTTAGTGATGAATGTTGTTGACGGTATCGTCGAATCAACTGACGACATACCTGACAACTGGGAACTGAAAAACGGTTGCCCACGCTGTAAATCGAAATTCTAACCCCGAACCACCGCCGAGCATTAGACCCCCTAATGCTCGGCGGAATCGGCGTTCAAAAATAAAAAAATTCGCTACGCGAATAAAAATAAAAAATAAAAAATAAAATCAAAAGCTCAATTATAAATCGTCGTCGTCGGCCAGGTCGTTTGACTCGCGACCGCCGATGCGATAGTCTGGTGATGCGGGTCGCCCCCGCAGAAAAGAGTGGAAAATGATTGTACAAATTGTTGAAATGGAGAGAGACGAAGGTTGCGAGCACTTGGATGATGGCAAGTGCCAGCAGCACCGCATCGTTGGAGAAATCGACACAGACTCAGTGTTCTGGGCCTACGCCGAATTTCTAGACAACGGCGAGTGGGTAAGAGATGACGGCGTTGTTTCTTACCAGCGCGACAGCATCGCCGTCCCTAACCTTGAGTATGACCCCGATGTTGCCTTGTTCTTTGCGGGTCAAGGTTTGGCCAAGGTTGGTGACACCAGAGATTATGACGATTGGGTCAAACTACAGAAACAGGTCAACTGGGAAAATCGAGTTGATGGCGAGTGCGAGATTTGCCACCACGCCTATCCAGCGAACTGCACTTGCCCGAGCGATGTGGACTGTCCAAATTGCTTAGCAGGCTCAGTCTGCATCTTTCACTAGCAACACCGCCTGAGTATGCGGAGAAACTGCTCACCCAACAATAAGGAGAAACTGATGACCAAAAAAGATTATCAACTTATCGCCCAAGCAATCGCTGATACTTGGTGCGATGCCGCGGCACAACTTGCCATTGCCGAGAACATCGCTAAAGCATTGGCAGACACCAACCCGTTATTTGATAGAGACCGCTTTCTAGCAATGTGCGGAGTGGCCTGAACCACGCCCCAGCCGAAAGGCTGGGGAACAGGCGTTCAAAAAATAAAAATAAAAATAAAAATAAAAATTTACGGCTGCGCCGCAAAAATAAAAATAAAAGCTCATTTACAAAAAGCACGCGCCGCTCGGTCGTTTGCGTAATGTTGCGTTTCGTGGCAAACTATAAGAGCAGCACCACAACCAAACAAGGAGATCAGATGCAAATCACTCACGTAGCAAAGACGGACAGCGGAGATTACACAATTTCTTCGCTACCTTGCCCAAAGTGTTCGGTAGTATTCACCACCGAAATCACGGGCGAGCAGTTGTTCAAAATCAACAACAACGCCCTAATTCAAGACATCGGCTTAGACCTTACCGCAGACCAGCGAGAGCAGTTTATCTCAGGGTATTGCGGAACGTGCTGGGCTGAAGAATTCTTTGGGGATGAGGACTAATGGCACAAGCAGGATACATCAATTGCTCGGGCTGCGGGCGTTTGTTCAGCGCAGAGAGCAAAGATGAAATGGACTTGCTACTCTCGCACACCTGCGAAGACGAGGAAGGAGAAGAAGAATGAACCCCGAACTCGCGAAAAAATTCGTAGCAATTCTCAATGCTTACGAAGACCGAGAGATTAGTGCCGAAGAAGCACTAATCCGTATCCAAATCGCCGTAGCCAACGCTAACGAAGATGCGGAACACAACGAAATCACTCTCTAACGCTGCCCGAAGCCCACACCGAAAGGTGTGGGCCTTGGCGTTTGCGAAAAATAAAAAAAAATAAAATTTGCGGCTGCGCCGCAAAAATAAAAAATAAAACCAAAAGCTCATTTACAAAAGACACGCCGCTCCGCCCGTTTGACTTCCGTTGCCGTATGTGGCAAACTAGTATTGCCAGGCAGTAAGTAATCCCCCCCCTTTCGTTGCTTACTGCCTGGCCTTATCTAAGGAGATAGATGACCACCGCAACCACCGACAGAATAGAAATGTTGAGCCGAAACTTGGCCAGACACCAAATCATTATTTCGCTACTAAGCAAAAAACAGAAATGCGATGAAAGCGAAAAACCCTGCGACATTTGCTACGGATTTGATTTAGCAATCAAACTTGTCCAAGACCAACTAGAACCCGAGAATTAGGAGAACCAATGATACCTTGCGAAGTGTGCGGAAAGGACACCGCCGACACAGGCGAGCCTTGTGATGAGTGTATGAACCCGTCATTCACCAAGCCAGACTTTGGCAGCAGACCTGCTGATGAGTATTTCGCCTACATAAAGAGCGACGCTTACATCGCCTATCTCAACAGCAACTAGCACCGAGCCGCCCTGCCACTTTCGAGTGGCAGGGTTTCGGCTTTGCGGAAAATAAAAATTGCTGCTCCGCAGCAAAAATAAAATTTGCTGCTCCGCAGCAAAAATAAAAATCTAAAAGCTCATTTATAAAAGACACGCGCCGCTCGGTCGTTTGACTAAGTGCCGTAATTGTGAAAGACTATTCTTGGACCCAAACGCTGGCTGGTAAAGGCTATGGGCGTTGGCTATGGCGGTCATAGCAATCGGCTTACCAGAGCCGACACAAGATAGCGGAGAGAGTGAATAAAATACCGCTCGCGACCTTAGGCAGTTGCTACCGATTACAAGCCTATAACTGCGTAAGGTGCTAGGGAGAGCAACCCCCTAGCACCGAACTCCAACCCAACAACAAGGAGATACAATGCCAGAAACACAAATACTCGCAAGGTATGAAGAAGACGGGCTTGCCTGTGAGATTACTTGCGAAAACGGAGAGTATTGGTTTGTAGATACTTACCGCACCACCGAAGATAACGAGATGGTATGGCTCAACAATACCGGCTCGCTTACCACCTACGCCGAAGCGTTCGACGCCTTCCGTCTAGACCTAGACTGCTTCTTCGGCAAGGAGTTTCACCCAACAATGCTAGTCCGCAACAAGTAGCAACCACCGACCCCTGCCGAAAGGCAGGGTGTTCGGCGTTTCAAATAAAAAATTTGCGGCTGCGCCGCAAAAAATAAAAAGCGGCTACGCCGCAAAATCAAAAGCTCATTTACAAAAGACACGCCGCTCCCCCGATTTGCGAAGTGTGCCAAATTATGTAATGATTAGATGGGGAACTATCAAAAACAAGGAGAACCTGATGAACAATCAACCACTCAGCGCCACAATCAACAAAGCCCGAGCAATCACTTATGTTGCCAGCAACAACCCTGATGCCTTCACCACCGCTCAACTAATCCAGATTATCAAATACGCTAACGCTGTCCTTCACACCACCAGCATAGCCTTATACCCAGACGGCTTGCCGAAAACGCCTGCTGATGTGAAAGACCAACTAGAGTCAGTAATTGCCAGAGAAGTAGCAATCTTTGAGAGAGAAGTTAGAGCAACTCTGCCTAAATTCTAACCCCGAACTGCCCTGCCTAGTCCCCCCACTAGGCAGGGTTTCGGCGTGAAAAAAATTTGCCGCTGCGCGGCAAAAAAATTTGCCGCTGCGCGGCAAAAATAATTTTGCGGCTGCGCCGCAAATAAAATCGCTCAACGCGCTTCGCTTGGCCGCCGCGATCTTCCCCGGGTCGATAGCTGAACGCTCCTTCGTCGCTTTTCAGCCTCCCCGGGTTCAGACGCTGCTGCCTTCGCTTCGGCGTTTCGCGAATAAAAATGCCGCTTTGCTTCGCTCAGCTGCTTAGGTCTCCACGGCCGGCGGGCAATCCCGGCTTCGCTGCGCTCATCGGGATGCACCTTGGCCGGGTCGAACCACGCAGCCTCCGCTCGCGACGCGGCAAAATAAAAAATAAAATCTAAATCTAAATCTCATTTACAAAAGACACGCTGCTCCGCCCGTTTGACTAACGTGCCGTTTCGTGATTGACTTAGTGTGCGGGCAAGCCCGCAGAAAACGAGGTGATGTAAATGAGTTTCGGAATTGATGTTCGGTATCCCGATGTCTTTGTCCAACTTACGGGCGAAGATGGGAACTCCGTTTCCATTATGGGTCGGGTTGCTAAGGCACTAAGAGATGCTGATGTGCCTAAGGAAGAAATTGACGAATACTACGCTCAATCAATGAGCGGAGATTACGACAATCTTCTACGCACCGCTGCCGAGTGGGTATCGGTAGGGTAATCTCCAACACCTGAGCAAGTGTCTAAAAGGCTCACAACCCTAACAAGAAAAGAAAAGAGATGAAAATGGGCGGACATAAATCCGAACTCTTCACCGCCGATAGCCCAGGCTATCGAGTGCGGTTCAGAGAATACGCCAAAAATTGGTGGCTATACGAAGACAGCAAAGGCAAGGAGTGGGTCAAGAAATTTGACGACCCCAGCTCAGCCAAATCGTTTGCCAACAATCTAATCACGACTAATCTGATTTTGTCTGGTTTGTAGCGAGTGCTGAGAAAGGCGACCTTTGCGGTCGCCTTTCTTGGCGTTTCGCACAAATAAAAAATAAAACCAAAAACCTCATTTACAAAGGACACGCCGTCCCCGCCGAATTGACTAAGTGCCGCAATTGTGGCAAACTGAAAGAGCAACACCTAACCCAAGCACCGCTAACAAAGGAAGACAAAATGCCTGAATACAAACTAACAGCAGCAAAAAAGAACCAAATCGCTTCGGTATTCTTCTCAGCACCATCAAACCAAGACGCAATTCTAAAAGCAGTATTTCGTATCTTAGACAACGCTCGCCTAGACCCTAATAGTTGTTGGGCAATTGGCAAGGTCACCCTAAGCGACAGCAAAGGCGAAACAATTTCAGAAATTCCAGCCAAATAGGAAAGCACCGACCCCTGCCGAAAGGCAGGGTTAGGTGCGTTGGCGGAAAATAAAAAATTTGCGGCTGCGCCGCAAAAAATAAAAAATGCGGCTGCGCCGCAAAAGCAAAAGCTTCATTTAGAAAAGACACGCGCCGCCCGCCGTTTGCGTTTGTCTGCCGTCTATGGCAGACTTAGACCATAACAGAATACCTAGCAGGGTAGGCAACCCCCCCGCCTGCCCTGCTAGGACAATCCAACTAACTAGGAGAAAAAAAATGTTATTTACCGCAATTATGCTATGTGCCTTGACGCTAGCAACTTTCGTTTCTAATTCGGTTATCAGCACACTATTTGCCGAAGCAATCCACTTGGGAAGTGCCGAAGAAATTTGGTTGTTCGGCAGTATTTGGTTTGTGTTGCTTATCAATTCCGTAGTCTTAGCAGGTGTGGCAATCAAAGAAATTATGGACTACAACGACAACCGCCCACGCTATCCACTCCGCAACAGATAACCCCGAAATGCCCTGCCTAGTTTACGCTAGGCAGGGTTTCGGCGTTGCGGATCAAAAATAAAAATGCGGCTGCGCCGCAAAAATAAAAAATAAAACCAAAAGCTCATTTACAAAAGACACGCCGCCCCCGTTGTTTGCGTTTGTCGCTATTCTATGTTTAGATAGTAGTGCGGAACTACCCGCCTAATTAGGAGATGATGTAAGTGCCAGAACTAGAAAGCAAATTCACTTGGTCCGTATTCTCAGACAACAACTGCCAATGCGGACAAGAACACTCTTTCGAGACAGACAAACTGCCAGACATTAGCCAGCCCGTAGTTATCCAAGATGTTTGGAATTGCGGAGAAGTTTGGTATAACTTCTTCTCAAACGGGGATAACGAATTCTACGCAGACCCGAAACACGAACTCTGCCCCGTCTGCCAGACGAACGCTATGCCGAAAGACCAAGCGAGTTGGTGTGATGAGTGTGTAGCCTTAGACGAACGCCGAGCCGAGCGAGCGTTATACGGAGAATAACCACCAAGCCACTTGCCTAGTATCTACCCCCCTAGATACTAGGCAAGTTTGGCGGCGGAAAATAAAAAATTTGCGGCTGCGCCGCAAAATAAAACCAAAAATAAAAAATAAAATCAAAAGCACCATTAGAAAAGCCACGCCGCTCCCGCCGTTTGCGTTTGTCTGCCGTCTATGGCAGACTTAGAGCGTAGCACCACCACACCCTAAATCAAAGGAAATCACAATGCCAGAGTATCTTGGACTATGCCAAACCTGCGCCGAACGACACCCTGAACACCGACCAGCCGTTGCTATCTATTGGACACTTCTAGGTGGTATGTGTGCCGAACACTTCGCAACTTATGAACAAAACTAAATAACACCGAGCCACTCACCGAGTATCTACCCCCCCCCCAGATACTCGGTGAGTTTCGGCGGCGGAAAATAAAAAAAATTTTTTCCGCTTACGCGGAAAAATAAATTTTGCTGCTCCGCAGCAAAATAAAATGAGCTCGCGCAGCTCGCACTCATTTTCAAAACCAAAGGCAAAATGAGCTCGCGCAGCTCGCACTCATTTTCAAAGCTCGGTGCTCGTACCTGTGCTTGGCTTCCAGCCGCGAGCAAGTCGCGTCTTCAGCCTACGCACGGTACTCGACACCTTGATGGCATCCCTCGCACAAGTGCTCGGTATGCTTGTTCGCAACTGCATCCGCAGTATGCTCACGCGGTACTCGCTGCGCTCGTCCGCCCATTGAAAGCATGGCAGCTCGCTCCACTCGCCTCGCGGTCCAGAGCCGGGAAACCCGTCTCTTCCCGCTTCGCCGGGAGCTCGGCCCTTTTTACGCATTACTCGCAGGCGCTCGTAATGCTGTTCGCAACTGCATCCGCAGTATGCTCACTCGGAGCTCGCGTTGCTCGCCCGATTGTTTGAGGCATGGTACCCGTCCCCCCTAAGCTCGCTACGCTCGCGGGGACGGCCCCTTTAGACGCATCATTCGCCGTTGCTCATGATGCTGCTCGCTCCCGCATCCGCGGTCGCTCCCTGAGTGTTCGCTACGCTCACCTGTATTTCTTGGAATAGGTGCTATACTGTATGACATGGAAGACAATACAATCGACAGTACCGATGACCTACAAAAGGGAATCGAAGACTCAAAGAACCTTGTTCTATATGCCTACAGCAAATGGATTAAGGGAGACTACAAGCCGACAGACCAAGCGCGGGAAGATTTAGTCAATATTGAAGTCAATTTTAGAATTGCTGGCAGCGTCCTCGATTATGAACAGCACGGCAAACTTTCCCAGTTTAGACAGGAATGTTTAGTAGCCTTAGGAATGTAGACCTAGCCAGTCAGAAGAAAACTCTCAGAAATCTGAGAGTTTTTTCTTGCTTTCGGGCCAAACCTTACGGTAAACTATTAGGACACCCCTGGAAAGGTGTACGGGAGACCCCAACAAGATACGACCGAGTACTAACTACCAAGGAAAGGTAGGTCGAGAATGAAAAGGTTACTGATAACTGGAGCTGTACTAGGAATGACCATGTCCATCACTGGATGTGTAACTCCGAATGCGGCTGCGGAACCTATACAAGTAAATAAAGCGTTGAGCGTAAGTTCAACAACTGCTGAAGATCCACTAGCGTTTGCGGATGATGCCAAAAGAATACCGAGCATCACTCCTGTTGACAGCATCGTAGAAAGTGAGCGGAAGCAGGGCATTGTTCGTAAGCTATATGACAATACCGTCAAGATCAACCAAATTGTAGCTAAGCTGAAGAAGACTGCAGGCAAGACCTGGTATGTTTTCTCAGGAGCGACTCCCGGTGGTTGGGACTGTTCGGGTCTAGTCATGTGGGCATACGGACAAGTGGGAGTAACACTCGAACACAGAGCTTCGTTACAGGCTAAAGCCGGTACCGTAGTTAAAGAACCTGTGATCGGAGATATTGTTGCTTACTTCTACCGAGGCAGTAAGAGCGCATTCCATGTTGGAATCTATATTGGAGATGGAAAAGTAATCCATGCACCAAGACCAGGTACCAGCACGAGAATCGAATCTGCTACCAAGGGAGAGTTCAATACCCCAGGCGTGAAGGTCAAGTACATACGGCTTGTCCCTCAGGTCATCGATGGGAAACTGACTCTGTAAGCACAAAGTCAAGGTGGAACAGCTACACGCTGCTTGGCTCACAACTTAATATTGCGGAAGACCCTGGCGTTTTGCTGGGGTCTTCCTGTTTCTATAGTGCTATGATGTAGACATGGAAATTTTTATATACGGAATGATAGTTCTAGGAGTCGTAGTATTCTTTTGCGCAGCGCTCCTAGCCGCCTTAGCTATGCTAAGTGCCGCCTTTGTAGGTGACCCAGAATTTGAATTCGAAAGCTATCTAGACGATAAGCCTAAAGAAGACATGCCGATGCCGTTACTTGGTGTCGTCCAACCAAAAGAGAAAAGAGATACAAATGCCTAGTTGGCTAATCAAGATTAGAGACATCATCTGGTCGTCAGTGTTTGCGGTAGTGCTTTCAGTTGCTGCCGTCTTAGTTGCAATCATTGCCCCTGGCGCATTGTCATTGTCAATTTCCCTAGGACTAGCAGCAGTCACATCAGCTCTTCTAGCTCAGAGAGTCTAAAGTACTATACAATAGGAACGTCAACCATAACAGTTAGGAAGGCCCCTCATGTCTGAGGAACTCAAACCAGATGTAGAACTAGAGATTGTTGCTGAGCCAGTCGTAGAAGAAGCTGAGCCAGTCGTAGAAGAAGTTGAGCCAGAGCCTGTAGCAGTAGCTCCAGAACCTCCAAGGCGGACCATTGTCCCTGTGCCTGTCAACATCGAAGAGGTCATTGCAAGACTTGAGGAAGAAGCGGTTAAGCCTGCAGGTCCTTTCGTCATTAGTGCTGATGCCGAAGTAGATACAGTCAAGGTGTCAGCTATCAAGTTCAAGAACCTAAGTGCACGTCGTTCGATTAGTGTCTACCACACCCAGCGTCGTCTTAAAGAACTAGGATATGCCGAAGCTGGTGCAGATCGCGAAGGATTCTATGCGGAGGGTACTAAAGTAGCTATGGAGAAGTTCCAAGCTGACAAAGGGCTTGCGGTAGAAGGTATGCCGAATCTAGAGACCTTAGAAAAGCTTTTTGATGGTGATGTGAATGTTAAGGTAGAAGAATAGGGTATATAAGGGTTCAACTCTAGCAGCCACCCCTAGACAAATATACTGTAATCTAACCCTGATACAATAAATCATGGCTAAAAGTTTAATGGAGACCATATCTCTCCTCCCCCCTGAAGAACAGGCGCTGGCACTTGCCGGTATGGATCCCGATGCATTGCTGTGGGATTGGTCAGTATGGGGTAGACCCGAACAACAGGCACCTGCCGGTGACGACTGGGCTATCTGGGCATACATTGCCGGACGTGGTGCAGGTAAAACCAGGACAGCTGCTGAGTGGGTCCGAGAGCAGGCTAAGTATACGACTGAAGGTCAGAGGCGCTTTGCCCTGGTTGCCCGTACTGCTGCCGACGTACGTGACGTCATCGTCGAAGGTGAATCCGGGATCATGAATGTGACCCCTCCATCTGAACGTCCACTCTACGAACCTTCAAAGCGAAGGCTGACTTGGCCAAACGGTAATACCGCGACATGCTTCACAGCCGATGAGCCCGACTCACTACGTGGTCCTCAGTTCAGTCATGCATGGGGCGATGAGGTTGCCGCCTGGAGACAAACTCCAGATGCCGCAGGTATGACAGCTTTCGATAACCTTCGTGTTGGAACCCGTCTTGGAGCTAACCCAAAGATCATGGTCACCACCACGCCTAAGCGGGTGCCTCTGCTTTATAAGCTCATCGAGGAAGCTAAGACTGGCCGTGTCGTTATTACCAGGGGATCGACCCTGGACAATTCGGGTAACCTATCCGGTGCCTACCTCGATGCCATCACTGGTGTCTATGCCGGGACTCGCCTAGCCGCTCAGGAACTGTATGGTGAGATGCTTGACGATGTTGAAGGCGCACTTTGGACTGAAGAAATGCTTGAAGCCGGTCGTGAAGGCTACATGCCACTAGGTACACCACTGCGCATCATTGGCGTTGACCCCAGCGTTGCCGAGAACCCTCGAGATGAATGTGGGATTGTTGTTTGCGCTTCGACATCTGATCGAGACCTTTATAAGCGTCAAGCCTGGGTCCTCGAAGATGCTTCAGTCTTAGGCTCGCCGGATAAGTGGGCTAATAAGGTTGTTGAGATGGCTCGCAAATGGGGATGCCCTGTCGTTGCCGAAGTGAACCAGGGTGGAGCCTTAGTTCGCAATGCCATTAATGCCATTGACCCCAACATCACAGTTCTTGAGGTCCACTCGAAACACGGTAAGGCTTTACGTGCCGAGCCTGTAACTCTAGCCTATGAACAACGTCGTGTTCACCACATAGGCTACCTGGCTGATCTCGAAAGCCAGATGACTTCGTGGGTTCCAGGTGAAGGTAAGTCTCCAGACCGCGTTGACGCTCTAGTTCACGCCCTCACAGCCTTACTTATCAAGCCTCCATCAGGATTTACAGGTGGGCGCATCAGTGCTAAGTCTATGGCAGATAGAAAACTAGATTTAGGCAGGGGCACAGGCACAGGGCGCTCTGGAGGCATTTTCAGGGTAAGATAAGGCAAAATAGGGCTTTCTGGCGTCGAAGGGCGGAGTTGAACCTCAATAATATTGATCCTATTTGATTATTAGGCAGGGGCACAGGCACAGGGCGCTCTGGAGGCATTTTCAGGGTAAGATAAGGCAAAATAGGCGTTTTTGGGGTCAATAGGCGGAGTTGAACCTTATTAGTATTGCCTTTATTCAATCAGCAGGGCAGGGCAGGGTAAAGCAAAACCCCTGCCTATTGGCAGGGGCTTCGCTCAGGCGTCTTACTTAGAATCGTAGTATCTAATAAGTCCATAGATAGCCCAGAGCATAATCGCAACACCAGAGTAGATGATGACTAAGAATTGCCCAGCCATTGGAGCAATAATGATTAGCAAAATAGATAGAGCGATAATCGAAAACATAAAGCCCGAGATTGTAGCGAATTCTTTGTTAGACATTTGATACCCCTTTACTTATTGAGCCTGCCCTTTGCCTGCCCTGATGTAATCAGGCTACACCATAGACACGCCTAGTCAAGCCAATTTTGATAACAGGTTGATAACGCTTGGCAGGGC